GTGAACAAAACCTTTCAAACATGCAATAAACTATTGCCCTTTGGCAATAGTTTATTGATACTTTGAGCCACTTTTATGGATTCTGTACCCATCAAGAACCCAGTTCTAGTATCATACAACTGATTAAAAAGTGAACAAAACCTTTCAAACATGCAATAAACTATTGCCCTTTGGCAATAGTTTATTGATACTTTGAGCATGTTTTTGGATTCTGTAACAGTTCAGAACTGTGTTCTAGGCTCATACATGTGGTTAAAAAGTAATAAACACTCTCAAACATGCAATAAACTTTTACAAATCTTAAATAGTTTATTGCTATTTTGAGTAACTTTTTAGGATTTTGAGCAAGAAAATATAAATATATTATAAGTGTAGCAAAAAAGGAATTTAAAATGGCTGGGTCATATTTAACAAATGGTGTCTATCTGCCGGAAATCAGCGAAAGCCCTTGGGGAGAGCAGGTCAATAATAACTTTGTTATATTGTCTAATGGTATTGATAATGTTAAGATTGATTATAATACAAAGCTTTCTGGAAAACTTGACAGAACATCAACAACCACCCAGATTATAAATTCAAATGTAAATGTAAACGGTGAATGGAATTTTGCGAATACGGTGCAAGGCACTATTACATATGCAATTCATTCAAATGATGCAGATCATGCAATCCTTGCGGATACAGCAACCAATGCAAATCATGCAAATTCAGCCGATACTGCACATACTTCAGATACTTCTGCATATGCTACAAGTGCATACAGTTCAAATTATGCTGAAAGATGTAATAAAGCTGTAACTGCGGATTCTGCAACAAAAGCAAAATGTGATAATGATGGTAATGATATTTCACAGACTTATCTGAAAATCAGCAATTATGATACCCAGACTGCAATAACAGCGTTAAATGCATTACGTGAGCATATTGCCGATGAAGAAGCCCATACCTCATTACAGCAGAAGAATGATATACAAAATTCCTTTACAAATGTTAATAACCGTATAGATGCCGTTAATGATGATTTAACAGCGCATAAAAACAATACGGATATTCATACCTCACGTCAAGAAAAAATTGATATTCAAAACAATTTTAATTATTTGCAATCAAGTCTTGATACCCATGCAAACGATACAGATTTGCACCTGATTGACGGTAATGCAAGAACTGCAGATGAATTCAAGGAAAATAAAACCATTGAATTAAGTGGTGATGTAACCGGCACAGCATCTTCAAAAGGTAACTGGACTATTTCAACGGTACTTGCAAACAGCGGTGTTGTAAGCGGTACATACGGTCAGTCAAGTGATATAAGTAATCAAAAGACATATCAGATTGAAGTTCCTTTGATTACAGTTGATTCAAAAGGCAGAATAACAAATATTTCAACTAAGACTGTTACAACCACAATTCCGACAAAGGTATCGGAACTTGCAAATGACAGAGGATATTTAACCACCCATCAATCTAAATCTGATTTAGGTCTTGGAAATGTTTCTAATTACGATCAGTCTAAAGCAATTAAAAGCATTACACGTTCGGGATTAACATTTAGTTATACATGCCTTGACGGTTCAACCGGAACATTCACTGATAATCCTAATGTTGTTGATTTAACATCAAATCAAATTATTGATGGAATTAAAACCTTTAATGAAACAATAAATGGTGATTTAAACGGTAATGCTAATACATGTACAGAATATTTTTTAAATATGGTGGATACTGCCGAGGATTTGGAAAATGCTTTAAATACCAAACCACCTACATTAAAAGATGTTTTTGAAACATGGTATAGATTTTCACATACAGGCAATACACAATATAATTTATCAAATGCAACGGGGAATGCACTTACAGATCTTCAAGGATGGCAGTTTGATGAAAACAAAATGCGTATTGCAAATAATGTAAACACGGTTACTTATACAGGTTTTATATCAATCAGAAAGTATAAAAAATATACATTAGGTATTAAAGTCTGTGGTCCAGATGAAGAATTTGAGCAATTATTTGGTACTGCTGGGTATTTAAAAGATGATGATATGTTTGGTATTGTCTGCGGTTATATGAAAGACAATCAAGGCAATGAGCATACTTTATCTTTTATTAGAGATGCTGCAGCAACCATTTGCGGTTTATACTACGATTATGGAAAATCCACTTCTGTTATGTTATATGATGCCCGTTCACAAATAACAGTTATTCATAAAGGAAATGGTGAATCCGGTGGTACAGATGACGGTTGGTATATGAAATATGCCCACATGGAAGTTCAAAGGGACGGCTCTACTTTAAATATTCGTGGTTCACAGATAAATGAAGATAATTATAGCATATCGTTTACGTATAACGCATCAGACGTGCCTGATAACTTAGCTATAGATACCTATAACAATATAAGGAATATGCTTTTAAATAAAAGCAGTGTGGGTGTATCGCTATTATCACAAAACGGTTTTATGTATCTTGAACGTTTTGATGGTTTATTTAATTCAAATGATATATATGATACATTAAATAATGTTATTTATGCTTATGATTCAAATAATAATTCATGGTATTTAACAAACAGAAAAGTATCTGATGAGGTTGCGGATTATTCAAGAATATATAATGAAAATACTGAAAAATCGTTTGTATATTATGATGAAAAAACCTATATGACTTCATGTAATATGTATGCTGGTACCGGTTTAAGTTTAAGTGGAACTACCTTTAATGTTACAAGTACTGCTGGAAGTTCAGCATTACAATGGAATTCTGAGGTTACTTTAGGTACTGTCGGGGGTTTAGCTATTAAAGCTAAATTACCTCAAAATCCTAATACAGATACTAAGTATAGTGCTGGAACGGGTTTAAGTTTAAATGGAACGCAATTTAATGTTAATATTCCTAATTATAAAGTGAGTGATGGGACTAATCCTGATGCGACATATATAATGACATTGGATATAAGTCAAAATGCTTGTCACCCTTCACAATATACTATTGGAAGTTTAATTGATTATATAAACACACACAATACAACGTATTCTGCCGGTACAAATATGAATTTATCAGGTACTACCATGAATCTTAATGATTCGATTTCGGTAAATAGTGTTAATACAGGAAGTCTTGTAGTTGATGGATGGACTATTTCAATAGGTTAATATAAATGGATTTTACAGTTTCTAAAAATGGAATAACAGAAAGCCTTTGGAACAGTTCAGAGCGCATAACAACACCGTCTATAATATGCAGTAAAAACGGTTCTACATATTATATTCCGTTGTTCAGCGGTGATGAAAATGCTGTTATAACATATAACAGCTATAACTATAAACTTGGGAAATTTAAAGTTTCAAATCTGAGAGCCGCTATTAGCCGAGAAGTTGCAAATCATAGTCCCGCTATTCAAATATTATCATATCCATCGGGTATTACCGGTGGTGTTATCGGTGAAACGAACTCTTTAAGATTTACAGTTACAGATATTGATAATGATCTTTTAACTGTCAAGATTTATTGTACTCAAAATAACCCTACACCCGGTTCAGCATACAATTTTTATCAAACCGCTATAAAAACTTATGAAAATGTTTCCTCAGGATCAACAATCAGTTTTTCCGGTTACGTTCCCGAATCGGGCGCAAACGGTTATACAAATATGGGTGATTATGTTTTAAGTGTTGAGGTAACTGACTCTAAAGGTGCTACTACTACTTCAAATTATATTCACATTTATAAAAATGCTGATTTGTTTGAATCAACTGTTTTCTGGGTTGATTTTAATACAAGATACTTAGGAACTTATTCAGATAATGGTTCAACAATAACAATCACAAATAAAACGGGAACCGGTACACCGTATCAACAGTTCTGTGGTTTTGACCCGGCATTAGAAGGAAAATCTTTAACATGGGATGTTGTTTCAAACAGATCTTCAATAAAATCAAGATGGACTCAAAATTGTTCAAATATTGATAATAATCCAGTTATTGTTAATAATATCAGAGGTGATAATATTGATGATACAACCCCTGAAAATCATTATGGTGTTAAAATCTGTGAAGGCTGGGTCCCAAATGGTGAATATGATATGATCTTTACTGTTATTGACGGTGACAAAACATATAAATATTATCTGCATATTATTATGAATGTTCCAAATAATCCGGGTGGAAGTTTATAATTTTTTGAACACAGTATTATATTATTGAGGTAGTATATAAATGATTTTTAATTCGTTTCGTTCATACTTATATGAGATGACTGCAAGGGATGCAATTGCAGATATTAAAAAACTTAAAATACCTAAAGACATCTCAAAGTTATCGAGATCACAGGCACAGCAAAAGTGTCCTGAGGTTTTGAAATTTTATGATGAACTTATAGATACTATCCGCAAATCATCTTATACAAAATCAATTGATTTTATCGATGATATTATAAAAGAACCTAAATTAAAATTTTTACTTTCTTTAGGTTTCGGGGGTAATTTTGCAAGTCTTAATCTTAATATAAATCAAGCTGTATTACCGGTGCAGACTTTAGTTCCTACTCAGAATGAAATCGGTCTTGGGGAATCCTTGGATTTTATTATCGGTGCTGCAAAGAATTTTAAACCGGCTAATATTGATGTATGTTTTGATGATGAAAAAACCGGTGTAGTTATCAAAAGACCTATTGTTACATTCAATCATAATTTTATTGTTGACGGTCATCATCGCTGGTCACAGATTTATATAACCAATCCAAATGCAAATATTAAGGTTATCAATATCACCGGGCAGTTAACCGTTATTGCACTGTTAAAAGCAATTCAGAGTACCATCGGTTCAAATACCGGCAACTTGAATCTTAAAAAGGTGCAGGGTAAAAATATTTTTAAAATTAGTGATAATAGTATTAATAAATATATAAAAAATAATATTACAGAAACAGCATTAGAGCATCTTGATAAATACTATACAGAGCCGGTAGAAGATTTGTATCAGAATGTTCTGCAGTTGAAATACAATACCCCTCACGTATCATCATTTGACCGTGAGTATATGCCGCAGACTTCAAAAGATACAGATTTGTTCAAGGATTTAGATAACGGCATTGAAACATTATAAGGAATGATATTATGACCTTAGATCAAAGATTAGCAGTAAATTTTAAATTAAACAATTTGATGGATACTATAAATCAGTTAACTATAACTGAATTACAGGATTTTGCTGAATATATTCTTGAAACATTTTATGATGCAGAAGATGAAATCGACTTTGTAACCTCGTTTGAAGTTAAGAGCATGATTTATGATATTCTTGAAAACTGTGAGGAAGAAGAAGTACTTGATATAATCAATCTATTACTTGATGATTTATCATATCCAGCCGAACTTGATGAGTCCGTATCAAGAAGAATGCTGCCATCGCATTTAAATCATAAACGCAGAAAGTTTATGAGCAAATCAAAAGCAACCTTACGCAGAGAAAAAGTAAAGAGAATGCGATTTAACCGCAAGAACCGTGTAAAACGTAAAAAATATTATCGTATAAATAAAAGTAAGATTAAAGCATATCAGAAGTCAAGACGTGCGATGATTAAAAAAGGTAGGCATATAGTTAAACTTAGACGCAGATCTTAGGATTTATCATGAAGTATTCATTATTTAATAAAATTAAAACAAATTTGACATTTGACAAAGGATCTGTTAGGATGCAGATTGACTATGTGAAAGATGATTTGTTAAAAACTATTGCTGAAAGATTTGGTATTGATTATATCAAATTTAAGCATTTTTTAATGGATACTGAAAAGGATTCTATAACTGAAAAATTAAAAAGCAGATTAACTGCATCAGATTTTAAAAATCTGATTGAAAACTATCACGGTGATGTTTTCAGCAGTGTAACATATTCTAACAGCGGCATAGTTATAGTTTCTAAAGATCGTACTTATACTTTCTTTATGCTTAAAAAGAAACTAATTTTAAATATCAGGTAATTGTATGAAATTAAATGAAGTCGTAAAATCATTTTTAAATTCAACTAAGAAAAGTTCGGATTCATCTATTGTGCATCCGTACAAGGTTTCTGTCGATTTAACAAATAATGATTTTTATTCAAAATTTAATGATTTTTTCGATGGCACAAATGATTCTGAAACATACTCATTTCAGTCTCTTTTAAATGGTTTCTCAAAAGAAACATTACTTGATAAACAGAAAAGAAAAATACAGGAATACCGTAACTGTGCGGCAAATCCTGATGTAAACAATGCTATTGATGCTATTGTTAATGAAGTAGTATTTTCTTATGAAGATGTAATTTTTAAACTTCAATACACTGAAGAAAATGCTCAGTTGCAGGAAGCTTTTCAAAAAGCTTTTGATAAAATTTACAGTATTTGTAATTTTAATAAAACATTTTATGAACTTGTAAAAAAGACCTATATCGATGGTCAGATTGTTTTGCATGTAGCATACGATAAGAAAAATCAAAACAAAGGTATTAAGAAAATTAAACTCTTAGACCCGGTTGGTTTATATTATGATTTTGAAAAGAATGTATGGCGATATGACAACATTACAAGTGATACAATTTATCTGAATGAATTTGATAAACGTTTTGAATATTCTGCAGAGGAAATCATTCGAGTTGATTTCGGATTGTATGATAATAATGTATGTTTATCATACCTTGAATACGGTACTAAAACAGCAAATATTTTAAGAACCTTAGAAGATTTGCTTGTTCCGTTAAGATTTTCAAGAAGTATTTCAAGACGTGTATTTAATGTTGATATCGGGGATTTACCATCTAAAAGAGGTGAAGAATATCTCGATCATTTAAGGAATGCTTTCAGATATAAAAAATCTTACGATACCCAGACCGGTGAAATTTCAAATCAGCAGCATGTAATCTCTATGGTTGAAGATTACTGGTTTGCAAACCGTTCCGGTTCGAGAGGAACACAGGTTGAACTTCTCGATGAAAGAGGGGAATTAGGTAATCTTGATGATATCATCTACTTCAATAAAAAGCTGTATCGTTCTTTGAATGTTCCATCATCAAAGATGGATATTGACCCTGATGCAAATCATACATTTGCTTATGACGCTACTGAAACAACACAGGAAGATGTTAAATTCATGATGTTTATTTCACGTATCCGTCAAGTGTATGCTAAAGCAATCAAGGAAATTTTAAAACGTGAAGTAATCAGTTCACGCATTATGAATGAAAATGAATGGAATAATGCAGATAATAGAATTAACGTTGAATTCACAAATGATAACCTTTTCATTGAAAAAATGAAACTCGATATTTTTGCATCGAGAGTTGAAGCCTTTGGTTCGATTTACGAAAATATGTGCGGTAAAGTTCTGCCGGTTACAGATGTTCTTAAACGTATCTTTGGTTATAATGAAAAGGAAATTCTTGATAATATTAAGAAGATTGTGATTGAACGTCACGATCCGTTCTTAAAGACTTTATATCCACCTTTAGAAGATGGCGAGGGTGAAATCGATTTATCAGATTTGGAAAAATCTAATATAAATCTTAATGATATCTTTGATATGGGTGGTATTCAAGGTTCAGTTGAAGAACCTGAGGAAGAACCGGAACAAGAACCTGAGGAAACTCCTGAGGAAGAACCAAAAGAGGAAAAACCTAGACGCAATATACGTAATAGACGTAAGGAAACAGAGCCGGAAAAAGAAGAAGAACCTACTGAGGAACCAGAAACCGAACAACCGGAAGACGCTCTAAAATTAGGTGATTTTGATACATCAGATATTGAATAACATGACATAATTTGTCATGTTTGATACAGAATTATAATAATCATGCACTGTAAAAGGTGTATGATATTTTACATATTTATGCTGTCAGCAGCACTCCATCTCGGAATGCTTTTGACAGCTTTCTTTTTGTATTCTAGGGATTACTTGGGGACTGCTTGGGAATACTGCTTACAGATGATTTAACATCAGTTTTTAATAAATTTTATATATTTATTATATATAATATATAACATTAATAATAAAAAAATATTAAAAATCACTCTAAAATCACTAGAATTTCACTCAAAATCCACTAAAACATGATTTAGAATGCTGTTTTGGGGTATTTTAGGGTTATTTTACCCATCTAAATACCCCAAAAACTTATTTTCAGACTAAAAACATGCTGTTTTTTACATGATTTTTAATAATTTTTATATATTCATTATATATAATATATAAGTAAAATGCTGTAAAATGCGTTTCTAAAGGGGTTTTTCACCTCATTTTAAATGAAAAATCCGGCTTTTTAATGCCGGATTGTATTATTTTAGGTGTTCCCAGTGCAGTTTGAGTTCTAGCAGATATTGTAAGACTCTTTTATGAACTTTTCTGCTTTCATCATCACCCTTGAAGTCGTATAGGATTTCATATAAACGTTCTATATCATTTTCAAGCTTATGAAAGCGTTCGTACAAATGTTCTTGAATACAGTGTCTAAACTCTGAAATATGACATTTTATGTCATCTTTTAGATACATTTTAAGAATACTTTCAATATCTTCATCTGACATGTCATGTAATGTTTCATAAGATAATCTTGGATTATCAGTTATGTACTTTTCTGCAAGTTAAGTGCCTTTAGTTTTCACTATCAACCTCGGAAAGCAATTCATACATGCTCTCACGGGCATCATTAAATAGTGTTAAAATATGTAATAATTCGTCACGATACTGTGAATCTTTTCTTATATTTATAAGTTTTTTAGCATCTTTTTCCCAAGAATTACATATTTCCTTTAAATTTTCGTATTCATTCATAATTCGCACCTAGATTGCAGCATTATCAGTTTGCCCTCTTCATCATTATATTCAATAATATCAATCAATAGATCATCCAGTAATTGCTGGCATAAGGAATCCTTGATATTATCAAGATTTGTTTCTGCGGTCATAGTTATATAAAAAAGTTCGTACTCATCGAAATCCTCAAATCGTATTTTATATCCGATTAAGTTATTTCGGTTTGTTTCAATGAACTCACGAACAGTCATGTTTTCATTTTTAACCCATGCATCTACTATATATCGGCATTCCTCAATAAGTATCTTATCTTTTGAGATACTTAATAAATAAGGGTATTCAGAATTGTTATCAATCCGATATAATATTCCATGAACGCAGTTATCAAGATTTTCTAAATCCTCTAGGTGCTTTGAGCCATAAAAATATTTTTTAACCCCCGGAATGATTTCAAGTTTATCTGTATCATGGATACCGTAAACTGAACCAATTTCGATCTGATCATCAAACTGTAATTTCACTTTTCACCCTCGCAGATTTTTAATATTGCTGGATTTGTATTGTCTTTTAATTCTTTGCAAAGTACTTGTACATCATTCTTGTAATCTCTCATAGAGAGATTAACAAGCAACAGAAACAGTAATGAAAGAAAACACGTTAGACCTGCACATATCCATATATCACAATCCATGGAAACCCCCTCGCTCAGAAGTATTTACCGTACCAGCAAACCATATAATTATGCATATATACTTGAACGTCTTTCATGAGCATGTTACCATCGGTAAAGGTTTCACAAAGAAACTCATAGATTGCTTTTGTTTCAAAATAATCAAAAGCGTATTCCCAGTCATGCTCTTTATCAAAATACTTTAAATTTACTGGTGTTGCAAGTAGATTTTTAAGTACATTCAGATTATCCGAAAGGGTACTGTCAGGATTGCAGATTGAAACATATTCAAATGCTTTAAAAAATACTAAATCTTTTGATGCGTTCATGCTTTCTCAATCCCAAAAGGCTGCCATTTATCGTTTAAGAAAATCTCATAAATTTCAAACAGCAAGTTAAAATCATAGAATATGCCGCCTAAATAAATTCCATCTCCCATGTATTTTTCTTTAGGGCAATTCTTTGCATTACGATAGCCGCAATATAATAAATTGCTTTCATCGTTATGATTTTTATTGCGTATTTGAAACCAGTCTGTACTGAATGGACTGTCATACTTATTATAGCATTCAAGAAAAGTTTCAAGTGTGAATGGTTTATAAGTTTTTTCTTTTTCTTTAGATACAACACATTTTTCCGGCAAGAAGAAAGCGTAGCATAAACTGTTTGTACTGCATTGAAATGGTTTATCATTGCATGAAATTTGTTCAAGATTACCATATGTACACAGTTCAAGATTGCTGAAATCTGAATAGTAAGATGTGAAATAACCCTCAGTATCAACGAGTTTTTCTATTTCCTGCATGTCTGAAAATGCGTTTTTAACATCAACATTTTTAATTCTTTTATCGTATTCTAACATAATTATACCTCAACTCCAAAAGGTTTCCATTCATCGGCATCTGAAATATCATAACCCCACTGCCACTCGTAGTTATCAAACAAGTCTTGTATGGTTATCTCTTTACCATAAAACAAAATGCTTGTTAATTCATTATCTGCATTGACATTAAATCCCATAGCCATACGCAATGCGTATATTTCAGAACCTTTCTTGCGTATTTTGATGAATAAATTCAAAAAAGGTATTTCATCAAAAGTTTTATAAGGTCTTAATTTCGGCACATTGTTTAATAAGTCATCGGGATAAAAATATTTGAATCGACTTCCGCATTCTTTCATCTCGTAAGGGTCTTTCGCATCATGATATATGCATTCCAATGTTCCGTGACCGCATAATCTATGATTTGAAAAATTATCAATATCATTTGAAAAATAGCCTTGACGTTTCACAAAACGTTTACCTAGATTTACTGTGAAACAGTTAAGCGGTAATATATTAAAATGTTTATCTAAAATCATTCAAAAACTCCAAACGGCTGCCATTCATTTTCAAGGTCTGATGATTTATGGACGAATTTCCACTCCCAATCTTTCATCAAGTCATACATTGAACGTTCTTTTGAAAATATAATAACGCTACAAAGTTTGTCATCTTTGATGATGAAACCTTGTATAGATGTTAAATAAACCCTTTCCGGTTCTGATTTATGGCGCATATACAATGAACCAAGCGCACCAAACGGAAGTTCTTCTACTGTTTCAAACGGTCTTAACTGTTTAACCGACTCTTTTAATAAATCATCAGGAAAGAAAAATCTATAAGTGATATTATCAGTGGCACGAAATGGATAATTGCCATCCGATAAAACATTTTTTAATCTTTTACGATAGCAGCATTCTTTAAGGTCTGAATAATCCTCAATAGAATCCGTGAAATAACCCATTTGTCCGACAAATTTTTCGCAATCATCCTTTTCAAAGCATGTGTACGGTAATCTACTCATTTTCTCATCTAATTTCATAATTCAAATTCTCCATTTTAAAAAACATATATATTTTATATAATAATATATTAATAAAGTCAATTATTTTTTCTATTTTTCTGCTCATTTTTAGCAATTTCGAGAAGTAACTCACAATATAGATGGTATCTCGAATCATTCTCAAAATCTTCTTTTGTGCAAATGCCGGAAAGATTCCTAGCAGTATATACAAATTCAAGATGCTCAATATCTGTTTTTAAGTCTTTGATGAGTTCATCTAAACCGTTGTCACTCAATTTTTGAATTGTAAATACCTTATTGCTCGTTTGCGATTTTTTCATCAGGTACATCTACCTCCCAAATCATTTTAGTATTTCCTTCTGTATGAATCATAGTTACAGAACCTTTCTGCATTAATTGATGGATTATGTATTTACCACCTTGAAGTTCACCTCTTTGGTATCCTATCCAAAAACCTAAGATTCCGCATACAAAAGCACCTATAATACAAAACCAAATAATATCGCATGTACTCATTTTTCAGCCTTTACTTTATAAATTTCAAATTCCTTACAACCAGCACCAAGAATCCACTGTGTGCATTTAGCGATATAATTTGTCCTTTCTAAAGTAGGATCAGACCTTATCTCTTCCTTTTCCTTATCAAAAGCATAGTAGAAAAGGAAAAGCAATCCGAAAGCTATTAAAAATAATAATGATGGTAGTTTCATTTTTATTCTCCAAAGGTACTATTTAAAAATTGAATTACTTGAACAAACGGTACTATTCATTCTTTACAAACCTTAATACTCACTTCACACATCGTATAATGCTCGTACCTTGTAGAATGAACACTATTTGTTTCCTTAAGACATACATCGCCACATTGCCCTTGCTCAAGATTATCAAGCAAATACTGTTTATCATTTTCAATTCTTTGCTTGTTTTGCTGTATTTTGCATTGTTCAATCGTATCAGAATCTAGTATAAGGTATACTGGAATTGAAAGCAATACAATCACTGCAATGACTGCATTTTTAAATGATTCTTTAAAAATAGCGATTATGAAAAGGATTGCTGCTATTCCTATGCAAATCGGAATATATGGAAATGTACATTCAATCATTTAAATAATTCCTTAATGCAAACAAAAATACTATACACACAATTAAGAAAAGCCCCATGAAAATGACACTTATGAATTATCATTTTTACTTCCTCTTACTGTACCAGCAAGGTCTTTTAAAGTTTGAGTGAGTTTATACTTTTCATAATCTGAAACGTTCATTTCACGTTCTATCTGTTTAAGTTTGTATTTTTCAAAATCTTCTTTTGAAATTTGTTGACTGTTTTTTAGTTGTTCCAGTTCAAAATCATCTATTTCAATATCCATTATCTACTCCTAGCAAATTTTTTCTTCAAATTGTATTATAATATTAATAAGTTCTTTTTCAAACTCAAAATATTCTAATGCTTTAAGTTTTAAATCTTCAGGAACACCGATTACTGCACCAAAAATAGTTTTAGTCATCAGGAAACTCATCTATATCAGTTTCAAACTCATAATCATTGACTTCACTCAAAGTCATATCGTTAATGCCAGTATAATCGGCAATAAAACGAGCATCAATCATCGGCGGTATTGTGGTACACTTATCATATGCAGAATCAAAATAAGATGCATTTTCTACAAGATAATCAAATTCTTTATCCGTCATTTGAATGTAGAAAACATCTTCTATATACTTTTTAATATCCTTGAGAATATATGTGAATGTGTAGCTATTCATTTCCTGCATGTAATCATCTGAATTATAACCATAGTTTAATCCGAATTCATCATAATTATGAAATGATGTATTATGAAAATTTAAATAATCATGGATTGTTGTTTCACTATATTTTACTGTATGATGCTTATATAGTTCACCAAGCTTTTCACGTTTCTTATCATAATCCTGATAATAAACGGTTATTTCAGAATCATCATCATCATCCAAATCACACCAAATCATGTATATCAGATATTCTTTGAAACGTACTTTGTTTGTTTCAACAGCTTGCTCAATTATTTTAGCAACTTCCGCTGCATGTTCGACTGCATAATCTGCATATAATTCAAGGTCTTCTTCTGAAATGTTTGTTTCCGGTTCGTACATATTTCAATCCTCTTTTAGACCCACAAATATCCGTATAATAATCAATGATTTTATTTTTGATTTTCTACCTTTAAATATTTTTTAAGTTCCAATTTTAATGCTTTGCATGTTACTTTAAATTTACTGTTTTCTATTTTTAAATTATTAACAAGGTTTCTTAATCTTTCGTTTTCTTTTTCGAGTTCTTCCTTAGTCATTCTTTAAATCCTCTTTCAAAGTAACTTCAAGAACATCATACCCAAAATCATCAATATAATAATCGGCAACTTCCTTTTTCAAACGACTTTCAAATTCATCAAGACTTTGCTCATCAAGATATATCTCATTGCGTATTCTGAACCTATCGGGCATATCAGGAAAGTGAACCCAAATCCCATCGGGATATTCTTTTAGCATTTTTAATGCTAATTCTTTAAAAGTCATTTTCTACTCCAAAAGGTTTCCACTCCCCATTTTCAAAAAGTTCAAAATCTTCAAACATGTCGCTAAGAGTATAAGTATATTCTCCAATTTCAACATAGAACTCATTTAAATTATAATCTCTTGAAGTTGATTCTATGGTTTCTTTATATATACGATTTTTCTCATCTTTTTTACGATATTCAATAACTGAACCTATATCGAAATGCTGTTCAAAGGTTGTGGGATCGAATGGTCTGTACTTCTTTTTCTCTATAAGCAATCTACTCTCTGGAATAAAGAGATCCCAAGAATGGTTATCATCATCCTTAAATAAGTAATTATCATCATCATTATCTTTAACATTTGTTAAAGTATCATGATAGCATGAAAGTACATCACTAAAGCGATACAGATCATTAGTAAAATAGCCTTTTTGACCTATAAAGGATTTTGCCTTTTCATTATCAAAGCATGTTAAAATGTCTGATAATGATTTAATTTTGCTGTCTAGTTTCATTCTTCAACTCCAAATGGGATAAATTTTTCTTCTCCGTCCCATAATTCAAACAATTCAAGCAATTCTTTAAAAGACCTCCGTAAACTTCCGAGTATTAACTCATTATCGGACCATCCAACAAGCATGAGATGTAATTCACTATTCTGCGATTTAGAATATACACGTATTATATCACCAGCATCAAAATTAGTTTTTATAAAAAATTCGTTTATATCTTTAAAAGGTCTGTGCTTCTTTTCTTTTGGTTTTGGTTTTAAAACACTCTCAGGGATAAATAAACCCCAATAACAACCATCATCGTCCTTAAATGGGTCGTTAGCGTCTTTAAAGACTTCTACTAAAGTATCATAATAACATGTTTCTACAACACTAAAACAATATAAGTCGTTCGCAAAATAACCTTTTTGCCCTACAAATTCTTTAGCTTTTTCGATATCAAAACATGATAAAATATCTGATTTTGATTTAATTCTACTGTCTAGTTTCATTTTTTACCTCTAATTCATTCACTTTGTCTATAAACCAATCAAAGTAATAATCAATACTTGTAATAACTTTGACAAGTTGCTCATTAGCATCACCTTTAAAATCTTCTTTGTGAGTTACCGTTCTTGCTATCCAAGCCCAAATATAACCCCTCAGTTCATCAAAATCCATGATATCATCAGGCAATTTTTCACTCATTCTTCAATCCCTATTTTAGTTAGGTATCTTCTGAGTTTTTCAGCAGCTAAACCTAATTGAAATTCAAGGTCATGAACAGCTTGCCAGTTATCTAGGTCTTGTATTTTTTCTTTGCATTCCATGCAGCACTCTATTAAATCATGCAAATTGCCATACAAATCTTTTAAATATTCTTCATCAGTTAAGTGTTCTTCAGTCATTTTTATTCTCCTTTCACTTTTGATTCAAGTCTGCTTTCAGGAATGAAAAAACTGTGATAGCAATAAGCAAGAGCAAGAATGTTATCATCATGTTTGCACCGATATGGATATTTTAATTTAATGTCATATCCACTAAGTTCACTATAAACACATTTTGCTAAATTAGCAAATGCCAGCATATCATCTGCGAAATAGCCTTTTTCATGTAATTTAAGTTTGGATGCAGTAAACGGTGTATAAATTAAAGACTTGTTTTCAATTCTTCTGTCTAATTTCATTTTTACTCTCCAGAGTTTCAAGTTTTTCTGTTAATTTTTGATATATACTATTCGCTTGTTTATTCGTGATTGGCATATCAGACACCGTATCTATAAGTAGTTCTAATTCTTTCTTTGACAATGAAACTGAAATTGTATCAGCATTAATTTTTTGATTTTCTAATAAAGTATCAATTTTTTTAGCAGTCATTCTTCAACTCCAAAAGGCAGCCAATTACCTAATGTATTTTTATACTCATATTCATCAGCAAGTGTTCCTAGCGAAATCCACTCCGCACCTAAACATACATCAATACAGATAATCCTAGTTCGATAAGCAGTAAAAGTACTAGTAATGATGCAGTCATTATCCCCCCTTTTTCTCACTGTAATGGTTGTAAGCAAAGGAAATTTAACCAAAAACTCCCTCAGAGTATAAGGTCTAAATTCCTTTTTCTTATCTTTAAGTAATCTGCTTTCAGGAATAAAGAATCTCCAAGAATTGTTATCTTCTTTAAATTGATAGTGACTATCCCTAATCTCAGTTAAAATACCATACTTTGTGCTATCTAAACATCTATAATGTTCAATGTCATTAGAAAAATAACCTTTTTGACCTATATATTGCTTTGATTCTTCAATATCAAAACATGTTAATATATCTGATATTGATTTAATTCTTGCATCTAATTTCATTCTTCAACCCTTAATAACTCATAAAAATATAAACACTTCTTTTTCCGTTTCTTGTTGTATCCGCAAATCGGCAAACTTTTTTCTCAAGTAATTTCCAATAATCGTAAAAATAAAATGTTTCAGGATCTTCAGAATCAAAAACCATATTTTCTGACTCATCATGGATAACAATTCTAGTAAAAGGGGAAACTTCTAACTTGCTTAAAAGTTTAGCGAGGGTTATATCTTCTTCAATAGGTTTAACATGATTTACATATTCATCTGGTAAAAAATATGTACAAAAATCGCTAACATGATTGACACCGTAATAAAATTCTCCATTGTATTCGTCTATACGAAGTAATTCGCCATGTTTTAATTTATCAAGGTGGAAAAAATCTTCAACACTATTACCAAAATAACCTGATTTGCCGATAAATTCTTGAGCGATTTTAAAATCAAAACCGGTTAAAGGATTTTTTAAAATTCTTGCATCTAATTTCATTCTTCTACTCCAAATATTTCCCATGTGTTAGAATCGCTATCATACCACTCATACTCATTAAAAAGATCTTCTAAGGTATAATAATTATTTCCTAATAATACGTTTACGCCGCCATTCTTTTTTCTATACCCCATGTATATAGTACAGATTTCAAAATTATGATCCTCTTTTTTCCTGAATCTTATCAAATCTCCGATATGAAGACCAAAATCATCTAATGTGCATGGTCTAAATACTTTTTCTTCCGGTTTAAGATAATCTTCTGGCAAAAAGAACGAATAATACTCTTTACGCACTTTTGCATTACCCACAATTGCATGGTATTTTTCACTAACAAAACTCTCATCTATTCCTGTTAATCTGCCTTTAGGTAGATTGTTTATATTTGCAAAGTTAGAATAAGTACTGGTGAAATAGCCTTGCTTACCTATATGCTGTTCTGCACGTTCAGTATCAAAACATGTGAAAATACTACTATGATTCGGTATTCTTTTATCAAGTTTTAACTTCATTTTTTACTCCTTAACTCCAAAAGTATTCCAACCGCCATCTTTATCAAGGTATTCAAAGTTTTCAAAAAGTTCTTTCAAGCTGTATTCCCTAGTACCTAGGCAAACAAACCAGTCTGAACCGTCTAAGATTTCCCCGACAAATTTTAATGAAAATTTAGCATCAGTTGCCTTATCCCTAAAATGTATTAAATCATCGGAAAACATCATCTTAGGCAGATTATCTTTGAATTCCTGCATTCCAAAAGGCCGTTTGTTATGCTTGGTAGGTTCAACCAAACATTCAGGAACAAAGAACCCATTGAACCCATTGAAGGTTATATTTTCTTTCATGTAATATGGGTGGAAGGTTACATTTTCTTTCATGTAATATGGGTGTTCTGTATCATCATGAATAGAACCTAAAGTCCCAAATTTGCATTTAGCCAAATCTGAAAAATCACCTAGATTATTTGAAAAGTAACCCATTTTGTCAATGTATCTTCTTGCTTGTTTTGAATCAAAACAGTTAAATGGTGAAATTTTTAATCTCTTATCTAACTTCATTCTTCAACTCCAAAAGGCTGGAAATCTTCTGTATCAGATGCTTGCCACTCATACTTGTTAAACAATTCATCGAGAGTATATGCCCCTCTTCCAATGTAAATATCTGTAGTTATTTCATCAAAGAGTTTACAATTTGAATAACCGTTCAAAATTAAATAACGCTCATTTCCTACCTCTCCCTTTTTCCTGAATTTAATCGGCAGTCCAACTGTGAATATATTCGTAAATTCCATAAGTGTATACGGTCTATACTGTTTTTCTTTTGGTTTTCTTGGTAACAGTTCGCAATCCGGTATAAAAAAGCTAAAACTTTCCTCAGTTTCACTCATATAAAAAGATTCTTGTTGATCGCCTAAAACACTTCCTAAAGTTCCATATTTACATATGTTTATATCACAAAAAGAACTTATCTCATTTGCAAAATACCCCTTTTGATCTACAAATACAAATTCTTTAGCGTTTTCGATATCAAAACATGATAAAATATCTGATTTTGATTTAATTCTTTTATCTAACTTCATACTGCAACTCCAAAAGGTTTCCAAACATTTGAATCATCCTGCCATTCATAATTTTCAAAAAGTTCCGGCAATGTATAAGTACTTTTTCCAATTAGAATCTGCTCATAATCGTGTTCACTTTCATCAAATGAATATCCAAGGTAGACCAGATAGCATTCACTTGTTTTATTATTTTTTCTTCTGAACTTAATCGGTTTCCCTACATCAAACTCAAGTGTAAATTCCTCAAGGGTATATGGTCTTAAAGTCTTTTCTTTAACACACATAGCCGGTATTACAAAATTGAAATAACATGTATTCTCAGAATCAATTTTTACAGAATACCCGTGAACGGGATCTAGGTATTCTACTTTGCCTTTTCTACATCTGTCTATATTATTAAAATCATCAATATCATTTGAAGCATAGACTTCAATTCCCAACAGATTATCATTGTTTCGACAATACAATGTATACACATCTCTTAAATCGAGACTTATTCTTTTATCAAATTTCATTCTTCAACTCCAAACGGACGCCATTCGCTATCAAGTCCGAATTTCCACTCGCAATTATTAAACAAATGTTCTGTATCAATTATCTCTGAACATCCGAAATTAATACCTGTTAATGTGCCGTTAGAATTGAAATTCAATGCAGTTACAATTGTATATACGTAAGTTTTCAAACCTTTTCCTTTAAAATAAACTTTATCACCTACCGTGAACGGTAATTCTTTAGCAGTTTTAAAAGGTCTTAACTGTTTTTTAATTGGTTTTTCCACAAATTCACTAGGTAAGCAGTATTTAAAACGACCATTTTCGGTTGCGAACTGATATTCCTTATTATATATTGGTCTATCAACTAATGTATCTACAATGCAGAGTTTGAGATCCCGGAAGTCATATAAATTATCTGTGCAATAGCATTCTTTTCCATAATAATCTTCCATACTTGATGAAAACGGTGTTAAAATTTTACTTGGATCTTTAATCCTCTTATCATATTCAATCATTTTTCAACCTCATTTAAAATATGTGTTTAATAATAACTTTTTATTATTTAAAAAGTCAATATAATTATTTTAAAAATGTTAAGTACATCACATTTTTCCATCTTCTGTGATTTCAACATAGTTATATGCATGAACATCATTGAAAATTTTTACTTTCTGTTCTAACTTACTTTCCATCTACTTCTCCGAAAGGTTTCCAGCTATCGGTTATTTTATCAAACCATTCAAAACGGTTAAACAGTTTTGATAATGTATAAGATTCAGTTCCAAAATATACAATGAAGTTATCTTCAAGTGTTTTATCCCCAAGATACAAAAATCTATATTGTAAGGCATCGGATTCATCGTTGATAAATCTATATAGAATTACATCACCGATTTGAAATTGTTTCTTAAATTCTTTAACGGTATATGGTCTGTATTTTAATGGTTTTTCTTCAGGAACTTCTTTTATGAAATCGCACGGCAGACAAAACCCGAAATCATCTGCATCTTCAGTACCATCATTGATCCTGAACGGATATCTATTCTCATTATAATCACCGAAAATGCATCTGTCAAGAATACCTTTTTTGCAGTATTGTTCAAGACTTTTAAAATCTGCTAAGTGATCTGCAAAATAACATTCTTTGCCGATATACGGTTCAATCTCTTTCATTGTACTAAAAGGGGTCAAAATCTTAAAATCTTTAATATGTTTATCTAATTTCACTCTTTTTCTCCAAAAGGTTTCCAGTCACCGGTTTCAGTAAATTTCCATCTGTAATTTTCAAAAAGTTCCTGTACAGAGTATGCAGTTGTTCCTAATGTGATAAGTGATATGCTGTCATTTATACATGTTATATTCGAACAAATGCATTTATTGATAGTCGGACTTTCTTTGTCTTTTATAAACAATACATCACCTACCGTAAACGGTAATTCTTTTACGGAATCATATGCTCTAAATTTTTTTTGTACTTTAGCCATACATTCAGGTAGAAAAAATTTATAAAATCCTTTTTCAGCCATAAACGGATAATTTGAATTTTTAACTTCCGTTAATGTATCAAATATAATGGTATCATTATCAAGGTTCGTAAAATCTTCTAAAAAATTAGTAAACCAACCTTTTGAGTACTGTGAAACTTCTTCAGCATTTGAAAAACAGTCATAAGGGCGTGCATTGCTAATTATTCTTTTATCAAGTTCTAACATATTTACTCCAAAAATGTTGCCGGAACAAAAAATCTATATTTATGTGATACTTTAGTTTTAAACGGCTTATCAGAACATAAGTCAATTTCATCAAGAACACTTTTGACGGTCTTTGACAAATCGCTATAATTTTCTAAGGAATTTGAAAAATATCCCCATTCCCCAAGAAAACAAGATGCATCATTACTGTCAAAACAGTGAAACGGTTGTTTTGAAATTCTTTTATCAAGTTTCATTCCAAGACTCCAAAAGTTTGCCAGTTATCATTATCATATAATTATTTAAAAAATCAAATGATTTTTCAAACATGAATTCGAGTTCATCAATTGCAGTCTGTTCAGAAAGGTTTTTATGTTTTAATCTATAATATTCAATCAAACGATCTGCATATTTTGGATTATGGGTTTTCAACTCTCTCAGCATTTTCTTCCTTCCTTAGTTTTTTGATTTCCAAAAGCTTAATATAGGTTTCGCAATAGGTATAACATCGTTTCAAGGCTTCTAAATCACGCTCAGAATACTCATCAAAAACACTGTTATGCAAAGGTCTGTTTACAACATCTGAAATCTCATCAATTTTCTTTTTCAAAAAATTCAAATCTGTTTTCGCTTGCGATAATTTACTCATTTTCTAAATTCCTTTTCCAGTTTTTGTGAATTTATCACCTATTTCAAGTGAAATCAAGACATGATAAGGCATTGTAAATAAATAACTTCCGAAATTTATCTACATTTACAACTTTAAAACTTGTTTAAGGCTTTAAAATTGAAGGAATCGCCCGACCCCACTAGACCCGATGATTGCTGTTACACAGCATCTTAGGGCTTACCTTTAATACATTTTTAAAATGATTTATACTCAAATTAGCTGTTTCACAGCTAAACTCTGGAAATACTTTTCTGATTATGTTTAAAGCAGCATTCAAATCGGCATTTATAAACCCTAAAGAACTCTTAAACAATCCTCTTTTCACTCTTTCTCCTTTATAATTTTCGTGATAACACGGAAATTCATTATCAAAGAAAGAGCATATAGAAGTATAAGATTCCTCAGTTTCTATAACCGTAATACCATATAATGCGGCTTTATACTTAATCATCTTGATTAACAGATTATGAGGTATACAAACAAAATTTTGATTGTTTTGATCACCAAGTTTGACCTCTTGTTTCCAACCTTTATTTTTACCGATAACGATAACACTAAAATCGTTAGAAACTGCTTGATTAATCAAATCGTTGACTATTTTATGAAAACAATCATCGATTTTGTTTTCTCGATTTCTATAAATTGAACATATACGTTCAGTTATTACATTTTTAGATAAACTTTTATATTTAGCAACATATTTATTACAAAACTGGTTGATCTCCTTAATTGGTCTTCCATCATAAATTATTGGCTTAAAATCATTAGTATTTGATACTACTGCCATCAAATTATTAACACCTACATCAATTCCTAAAATTCTATTGTTGTTCTTTTTCATTTCAACTTTAGGAACTGCATAAATGATTATAACTTTTATGGTTCTATTATCTGTTTTAATAATATCAATTTGCTGAACTGATTCACAATCTATATATTCTGGAAGTTTAAATGTGATATCTGATTTAGCAAGCTTTATGATTCCCTTTTCTAATTTAGATGCTGATATTCCATTCTTTGCAAAAGAAAGTTTATTACGACCTTTTACTTTATCTAAGTATTTTGGTAGTTCTGGGGTTAAACCCTCTTTACATGCTGCAAAATATGCCTTGAAAGCTTCATCAACTTGCTTGCAAACTTGCTGCGCTGCAGCAGCAGGCAAGGCTCTATAATCAACATTATCTTCATCTTGAAGCATTTTTGACAACTCAAATCCAGTCATATATCCTTTCATGCTAGATTTTAAAACTGGATCTGTGCAATCACGCTTTTTAAAGATAAGTTGACGTATTATATATACACATGTATTATATAGATTTTTAGACAAAAACAATTCATGATCCAATTCTTCATAAATTGAATCAAACGGTGTTACTTGAATAATACAAGATAATAATGTTTTTGTTTCATCTTTCATATTTGTTATAATACTATACTATATATAATAATGCAATAAAAAATTTAATTATTTTTTATAAATATTTATATACATTAAATTTCGGAAGTTATTTATTTACAGTTCCTAATAGATTTTGCAAGGAATATCACAAAATTGATTAAATATTGTAAAATGTGATTTATATCACAGTTTTAAATTTTGAAAAGGTTGATAATCATAATTGTCCGATAAGGGCATTGTCATATTTTCTTCCTCACGCACGGGTGGATGCGTTATTCCACCCATCGATTACAGCAAATTAACTCCTTAGTAAGTGAACGACCAAAGCCTGTGAAAACAGGCTTTTTCGTTTTGATTTTGAAATAAAATATAAATACTATATAATATCAAAAACATCTCCCCATGTGGGTGAATTTAATTCAAGAAAGGAAAAATAAAAATGCTCAGAAGAACCCCAAGATTTTCAAGAACACAAATGAACGAAAGTTCATATACTGGACGTGCTGATTACGGCAGATTATCATATTATTGGTCTATGACCGATGAATTTGAAATGACCGATGAACTGAATAATAAAATTCAAAAAATGATGTTTAATTATTCAGATGCATTCTATATTGAAAAACTTGAAGATTTGTTATCAGATATTTTTGATACTAAAGTGGAACATAGAACGTGTAGCATTCGCTCAAAATCATTTGCATTATCTTTTACCGGCAGAAAGGTATTTTTAGTAATAATTGTGAATTTTTAAATAATAAAATCTGCAGCACATATCGCAATTCTTATATTTAACAAAAATTTCAATCCACTTTTAAAATCTGTGTTCAAGAACACAGATTTTTTATTATTTTTATAGTATAAATATAACCACAATAAAGTAAACACTCCCCCATGGGGTGAATTCAATTAAAAGGAAATTTAAAATGTTAAATTATTCTGGTTATCCAACTTTTGGCGAGATAAAATATTATGGGGTAGTAGAATTCAATACTGAAGATCATAAATTGCTAGAGTATATCGCTGCTATTTTTGAAACTTTCTCAATCAACTATGATAATGTAGACTCTTTGATGGAAGGTGAGATGTGCTATCAATGTGATGGTTCATGTGGTTATCATCATTTCACAAATTTTGCTGATTTAGAAGAATTGGAAGACTATGTTAATAGATATTATAAGTTGAATTCAAAATCATTATCACTTCTTAAAAAGTATTTCAATAAGCCTAAGATTTATGCATTTTTAATCTTAGATGACAATTTATTTATTATTGATATTAAATCTGCTCAAAATGCACTTGAGTATTTTAGGGATAACTACGATGATGAAGATGAAAATGAATAATTAACAAAATTTTTCAATCCACTTTTAAAATCTGTGTTCTTGAACACAGATTTTTTATTATTTTTAATGTATAAATATAAATATATAATAAACAGACATCTCCCCCATGTGGGTGAATTTAATTCAAGAAAGGAAAAATAAAAATGTTAAGAAGAACCCCAAGATTTTCAAGAACACGAATGAACGAAAGTGCAAAGGTAAGAAGTGTAGAATACAATACTGGAAGTGCTGATTACGGCAGAATATCATATCTTTGGTCTATGGATGATGAATTTGAAATGACCGATGGATTGAATAAGCAAATTCAAAAAGTTATGCTCAGTTCTCCAAAAGCATTCTATATTGAAAAACTTGAAAAATTGTTATCTGATGAATTTGATACTACAGTAAAACTTTATACTTGCAATATTCGCTCAGATTCATTCACATTATCATTCATTGGTAAAAAAGTATTTTTATCAATAGTTGTGAATTATTAAATATTAAAAAATCTGCAACACATATTGTAGTTATTATTTTTAACAATTTTCAATCCACTTTCAAAATCTGTGTTCTAGGACACAGATTTTTTATTATTTTTATAGTATAAATATAAATATAATAAAACATTTCAAATAGAGGAAATTCAAATGTATACAATTAAGAAAGCATTTATTGAAATTGATATTAATGAGTATCTTGAAAAACTTGTAAAGTATCAAGGTTATATCGATGCTGCAGATTCCATGCGTGAACCTACCGATACTTACAAAGTAGAATCTTTCGATTCACTTAAACAGGCTGAACGTGAAATTGATACCGATGTAGTTCTTACAATCGAGTTAGACCAAGTAACGATTGAATATTACTATATCGAAGGAAGTGATAAAGTTTATTTCACACATGTATTATATGAAAATAAACGTTATCCTGTTGATGAAGATTTGTATTCAAAATCATGCTGTCTTGCAATTTGGAACAATACAGATTTCAATGATAAAGCAGTTGTTGCATTAAAAAAGTATGAACGTGAATTTGATGTGAAGTTTGATGATGATGATCCAATATATGTCAGATCATACATCAATTCAAAAGGTCATAGAGTTGTTGAAGTCTCTGAACGCGATGCTGATGGCATTCTTTGTGATGTACGTGACTTGAAAAATATCGATGACTGGTGGGAACAAGACTGGAATTATTAAATATTAAAAAATCTGTGACATACGTCACAGATTTTAAAAATATTTTTAAGAATTTTCAAGGGATTGCAATCGCTTTTCGATATTTGAAAAATATTCATCATGCTGTTGCAGTCTTTCTTTCAAACGTGCATTTTCACGTCTTAAATATGCACATTCAACCACTAAGGTTTCGGTATATCGTAATGAATAATGCTCTCTAGCTGGTTCTATGACTTTAGTTTCTTTAGATGTAGTTCCATCTTCATTTTCAATAGTGACTTCTTCTGTCCTTTCTGGGTATTCTTCATGACAATATAGACCGTATTCAGATATATCTATGTTATGTTTTTGACATGCTTCATCAATTTGCTGAACAACATAACCGGTATGAAGTCTTGCATTGTCACCTTTTTGATCAACAGCATCGTTATATTTAAATTGACATGGGGTTACATCTTCCCAAGCATCTAATAAAGCGTTATCTATTTGTGTTATTTGTTGTTTTAAGCGTTTATCTGAAGTGTATTGAATTGCTGTCCCATCCCATGCGAGTGTACCATCATACCCACCTAAAAAGCTTTTAGTTAAGTTTGAGCCGTTGGTTGTTCTTAGCAACCAGTTAGCATTAGTATATCCCTTACTGTGTAAAGCTAAGAATGCACCGCCTTGCTGACCATAACCTCCACAAATGGTAACATAAGCCGAAGAATCCGGTCGGCTAAACTCAGTCCCATTAAGCACATACCCACCGCTTCTCGGTACAACATCTTCTTGCATAGCAACGTATTTTGAAGTACCGTTAGTAACAAGTGCGAATATTCCATTCGGCCTAAGCAAAAGATCACTTGTATCTGTACCATCTGAAGTATGTAATGTTGCTAATCCTGTTGACCCTGGTCTATCTTTGCCGGAAAGTGCTAAAGATGCACCTTGACCCCACGTTGTACCACCGTCAAGCCTAAATTCGCTATCATTTACTGTTCTGCTGAATATTGGACCTGTTATCACCGCACCGCCAGACCTAGGCACAGTATCCTCTTGCATAGCAAGATTTTTATTGCCCCATGTAGCAGTACCATTAGGTCTTAATACGAAATCTGAAACGTTTGAATTGCCTTTTGTTCTGATTATAACGTCACCGTTATCATTAGTTCGGTCTTTACCGCTTAAAGTAATAGATGCACCGCCGTCCCAATCTGTGCCACCGCACAATGTTACGGAAGAATCATTAACAGTTCGATTAAAGGTTGTGCCAGTAATTACATTCCCACCGCTTCTAGGAACATATCCACTTAAATCTTGATGTGATGTTAAGAAACCACTATCATTAGTCAAATCAGAAGTTTTAGTTGGAACTGTAATGTTACAAGTAACATCTGAACTAGCATTAGCAGTAAACGTCTTAACGTCAGTTCCATTCTTTTGAATTTTAAGAGTAGCATTATTGACAGTTGGAATTGTAGGTTTGTTACTCAAATCGTTATAACTTCCACTTGTAGCTACTGTTGATAAACTAGGAAAATCCGTTATTTCACTTTTAGTATGAGTGTGTGATGTAGGGGTTCTAGCATCACTCAATCTTGAGTCATTTCCCTCGCAAATAGTATTTGCAGTTGTTCCGTATGACGGAAAATCTGTTATTTGTGATTTAGTATGAGTATGTGAAGTATCTGCTTTACCAGTTAAAAGGGTATCTACTTCACTTTTAGTGTACCCCCCCCCAATTGAGATGCAAGATTATCAATTTCGGAGATTGAATGTGTATGCACAGATGCAGCTTTTGTGTTTAATTGAGATGCTATAAAACTTTTAATGCGTTGCATAAGTTTTAAAACACCATTTTCGGTTAAAATCATAATTTTATTCCTTTTTATATAAGATTTTTATTAATTTATTATAATTATTATATTAGTATTTATATAAATATAATAAAAAACTAAAAAGGATTAAACTATGCCGTTGAAGTGGAAATTGGAAAATGAATGGTTTTCCTCAGAAGATATTGGAATTGTTAAAGATAAACAGATTTTAACAAATACTAACAAATATAAAAATTTTGAGTTAACTGCAGTAACAACACCTAAGAAAATCGTTACTACTGTTATAGTAGGATATTCATGGGGTGATCCTATTTATGGTCAGCAAGTCACCTATGAATATGAAGACCCCGGTGAAATCTTATTAAAAGATGATAAATACGTATTTCGTTCAAATACAAATTACGGCTCTGTATATGATTCTCATTATCTGTATTTTCATTTTGATGTTAATACCTCGGTAACATATAATCAGCCGTATGTTCTAAGTTTCAATGTGGAACTGAACGAATATGATGATAACTTTGAATGCGGATTTATTAAATGTAATAATTCTTATATACAGATTAAAGATATAAAAAGAGATGGTTCGCATGGATTGGCTATTGTTGATTCAACTAATACTATAGATTATAGATTAACTAAAACATCATTTAAAATTTATTTAGAGTTTTATAATAAAACAATATGTAATATAAAAATCGATGATGTAATCATCGGCAGTATTCCATTCCCTGATATATACGAGAATGATTTAAGGATTTATACATCATCTGTTAGTGAGGGGGGAATTGACATATCAGATATCAATATTGAAAGAATTATTGAAACTCAGACCCCTTTGAAACCTTTAGTTAAGATTGAGGAATCAATCCAGAACGGTGAAAAGTATCTTACTGCAAGAACCTTAATCCCGAATATTGTATTTGATGAAGAAGAAAAGAACCTTGTTCAAAACTTTAAGATAGTTTTAACGGCTGCATCGAGTGTTAATCGTTATCCTTACCTTACAATGCTCTCTAGGGGCAAATTTGAGCATCTACATTATGAGAGATGTTTATCCCCACGTAACCCATCTGCAACGTCAGAAACGGTTGTTTTCAGCGATATAGACGCAAACGAATACAAGTGTCAAATATCCGTTAGTTCAAGATGGTCGGATAACGGAAATGATGATTATGCACCGCATAACTTATTTGCCTTAGCGCAATTTCAAAGAATATCACATGATGCATGTATATTCCCAGCCAGCGGTTATTTAACCTTGACCATCGAATTCCTTGACAAAGTTAATATAAACCTCTTACAAGATTTAAGAATTTATATGGGAAACTTTGGTCAAACAACTACTTACAAAGTTGACTTCTATACCTTTGAATTGTACGATGAAAATAACACACTCATTTACACTATAAGCGGTGATAATCAAAATGTTCCTAACCCTATCTTATATATTGTAGATTTTTTGACATCTTTGGACGATGTACGAATTTAATCCATTAAGAATTTTGTGATATATATCACAAAATTCTTCTTGAAATGTCTTTTACAACGTAACAGAATTCATCATCTTGAACAATGTTCTTAAAATGTTTTCTGGTATATTCAAATGGATTCTCATTGCAGTAGCAGAGCCTTGCAATCTTGCGGAACATCTGTGCTGTTTCACTTTCCGAGGCTACCTTGTAGCCTTGTTCTTTGCAGTGGTTATTCCATTCTTTAGCATAGTTATAAAAGTCAGTTAATATTAACATACTTACTCCTTTAAAACCTCGATGATTTTAAATTTTTGTTCTTCCGAAAGATTATCAAGTTTTTCTTTCAGCATTGAAACGATTTCATTTTTCCAAGCAATTTGCCCGGTTGTTATGCAGATTTTCTGCTTTGAAAGCATGATTGAATGTTTAAGTTCTTTTGTTTGTTCAGTACTTAAATTATACACACTTATTATATGATCTGCAAGCGATTGAGGAATATCTTTATGACTGGTTTCCATGCCGGAAAGATATGCTGGACTTATTCCTAAGTCTTTTGCCATATCTCTCAATAATACCCCTCTATCAAGTCTGAACTTTCTAATGAATATGCCAAATTTTGTCATTCAAATGTCATTTCCCTTTTACTTGTATTGAATTTTTTATAAATGAGATTAGTTTCGTCATCATTTGATGGCTTTCTAAACTTTAGTTGTTCAATATTCTTTGAGATGTAATCTACAATCCGATCATTACGTTCATTAAGCATCTTACTAAGACTGCCTTTTGTTATATATACGTCATACAGTTTTAAACCTTTATACATAATGCAGTGCATTGTAATTGTATCATCATACATCAACTTGTATGTTGCCGTATAGCCGGAATGCAGACTAGCATCATAGAACATCTGCTCAATGAGCATTCTTACAATATCTTTGCTGAAATTTTTAGAAACTATAGAATTTAAAATCCTTAAATCCTCTTTCAAACGGAGAAGTTCTTCAGCAAGGCTGTGAAATTTTAAAGAATTGAAAAATAAAATATTATCTTTTATTATATATAAATCATTAATATTATCATCATACCTTAATGTTTCAAAATTTTCAATCTGTTTAAGGTAATCAAAATACTGCAGTTCAAGCTGGCTTTTTCTGTAGTTTATGAAATTTGCATCAATTGCAACTTTTAACATTAGATGCGCTCTGTCCTGCTCAGACAAATCATGCATATCAATTTCGGCATAGAAACGCTCATCTCGTTCATACGGAAAATCAATCAAATCCATTTATTACTCCTTCACATCTAAGAATACAATATTATTATTGCCATGTATGCCATAAGCATGAAACTCTTCAAAATCGTTCTGAATTACAACTTCAACGTTTTTTCCTTCATTCTCGCACCTTGTTTGTATATCTTTGAGTTTTTCGATCAACGTGTATAAATCCATTTTGAAGGGAATTTTTTTATCCATCTCTCTAAATGTTTCTTTTTCTTTAGATATAAAATCATTAACAAATTTTTCAAGTTTTGCTGCACACTTTCTACCACATTCAATAATTTCAGAATGGTCATACTCATCTTCATAAATCAGATAACAATGTTCTTGATATAAGTCATACTCCAAAACAAAGTTTTCTGGGCTATGTTTGTTTTGGAATTTTGAGTTTATTGATATTCTGATAATATTATCATCAAAACTGTCAGTATAAACATTAACACTTTTAACATTTTCTTGAAACGGCTTATGAACAAAGAAAAATTCTTCTTTATTCGGTAAATCAAAAATCAATTCTTTTATAACTTTTTTAGTCATTTTTTCATTTCCTTTTTCAAATCTTCCATTTTTCCCTCATTCTGTAAGCATCTTTATGACCAAGTTTTTCAAAATATTCAATCAATTTCGGTAAAACCTCTTTTACTCTTTCTATGTTATCCATGTTAGGATTTGTGAAATTATACCTGAAATTATACGATTCTATATCGTGACTGTTCAATGTGATTGTTATGTTAGCACATCGATATCTGATTGTCAACTGGTAGAATGAATCATCTGTATTCAGTACAATGGATTCATAATTACCAAGTAAATCAAAGGGTATTTGGATGTTCATTTTTTAACCTCAAATTGTTGGAATAAACGTCTTGACTTCTGAATCTCGTTCTAAAATAGATTGTCTTATTTTTAAAACTTTAAGATAAATATTAAACAATTCCGGCTTGTTTTCAAGTTCTTTAATGAGTTTATCTAAATCATTTTGAACTTGAAACAGAGTATCTTCTGCATTTTTTAATCGGTTTTCTAAAAAGTTCATTCCAATTTCCTTTTAAGATATTCGAAAGCATTTTTATCAATAAACTTATTTTGAGTATAACCATGAATGATATTATCAACTATTCTGTTCTTTTCAGAATCTGTAAGTTTATCTGAACTGTAAATCAAATCTACAGCTTCAGGATAATAATCAAACTTGATATTTTTTCCCATCTCAGCAATTTCAATTCCTGAGTACATTTTAGGACAAAAGAATTCTTTAATAACTTTTAAAATATTCATTCGTCTTCCTTTATTCCAAGAAAATCCTTCAAATCTTTCAATGCTTTTATATAGCCGCACCAATAATTAACTTTTGGGATATTAGTAGTGTCTATAGTATTTTCTACATATTTTTTATTTTTTCATTTATATAATTTTTAAGAATTTCAAGATTTTCTTCATTATTCATTTTTATCTCCCGCTTTCAAAGAGTTTTCAAAAGGTTCTATAACATCGTCAGCAATTTCAAGACCTGAATGGATTTTTGGGAATAGGAATTATTTGAAAGCCTTCAATATCTTCAATATTCTCATTCTTTGTTTTATCATTTTCAAGGTCACGTTTCATCAATTCTAGAAGATGATTATCAGTCCAATCAGAATATGTTTTATCCATATACTCTTTAATGTTTTCTCGAATCGCTTCATCACTGCTTGAGTATAATCCCATACAACACAATAAAGTATATGCTTCCTCACAGTTTTTAACGTATTCTTCATCACTTTCATGCTCGGAACGTTTGAACAATGGTGCATACAAACCCTTTTTAAATGGCATAGCTTCATAATTTTTCTGCCATCGTTCAGCTTCTTTCTTATAATCCAATGTTATTCCTCATCGTTTAAAGTGTTTTTGTTCAGTTTATTCATCTAGTTATGATTCTAATTCCACAAACAGACAACCATCTTCATAATAAGCATAACAAACCTTAGAATTCATGTCAATGCTTGTTAATGACGGTATTTCAGAAAGCTTTGTGTATGCTTTGAACTCTGATGATATATAGTCAGCACCATCGTACTTAATAACGCACATATCAGTATTAAGTTTCCCGTATTCACTAAAAATTTGTATAAAAACTTCTAAGGTTGATGCCATTTTTATAATCCATTTTGAACCGTATCTTTCAAACTTTCTTCTAGCTGATGCTCAAAGTATTCCTGCTGTTGTTCAGCACGTTTATAATCTTTTTCGGCATCGCAAGTCTTTTCAAATGGGTCTATAACATCATCGGCAAGTTCATACATTGCCTGCAAAACCTTGTTTGTGATTTTTCCAAGTTTTAAAAACATCTCATTACTTTCAGTGTTTGCTGAAATTTTTGTGAGTTTATTTGCTGCATTATTTAAATCATTGTAGATATCTTTAAGGTCTTTTAAATCAAAATCTGACTTATAGATAGTAGTAGTTAGAACCCACTTATTTTCAAACCATGTGTAAAGTTTAAACTTATCTTTCTCTTCTGCCGGAATTGCTATTACAGTGTTTTCTTCTACTTTTAGATCTTTCGATGGCAATTCTGGCAAATAAGTGATGCTGTAACTTTTTAAAGTTTTTGCAAAATCGTTATTCATTATTAATTTCCTTGCATTGTTTATTTTTTATTAAATCGTTTAAACATTGTTCGGTCGAATTTGCACGATATTTTAATTCTTTTAATTTTATCCATTCTGCTGGTAAGCAATATCTAAAATTACTGTTAATGAAAAATCCCATACCGCAAAACGGACAATCTTTTTCGTCTTTTTCGTTAATAGAACTTAATTGATAAAAATCAATTCTCGGATCTACTAAATCAAGATTTTCAAAATATGAAGCGTAATTTGAGAATAAACATATTTTCCCTATAAATTCATATGCCTTTTCAAGATCTAAAGGTGTTAAAGGTTTTTTACCTCTTTTTATTCTTTTATCTAACTTCATTTTTTAATCCTTTGTAGTATATATTTTTGTATTCGGATTGATATCATCCTGCAAAAATATGATATTATCCCCGATATCCCTAGGTGAATTATCACCTACACTTAAGTCATAAAAGCAAACAAAAATATGTGTATTGCCGATTGAACAAACATATTTATTTACCTCATAATATTCTTCAAGAATATCCCAAGCTTGTTCATCGGTTTTCGCATTTACTGCAAAAAGTGCATAACTCATAATTAATCCCTCACTCCAAAAGTTTTTGACCAAATCAGTTTTTCTGCATATTGTTTATGAAATTCAATCTGCCTGTCAAGACGGTTTCTAGCTTCAACAAGAATCGGTGAAATGTTTGAAAGTTTATCGTACATTTCAGAATCGCTGACTTCCTTATTTTTAACTTTGTTCACAATCCAGTCTATGTTATTGCGAAGTTCAATAAGCTTTTCCTTGCTCATTTTTTATTCCCCGGAAGTTGAAGTCAAGTCTTGAATATCATCGTTTTCATATATTTTTTCAGTTCGAGCAATCATGTCAAGGATTTTTAATTTTTGATTTAAATTTTGTCTTAACAAAAATAACAGATCTAAACTTGAATGACTGAACTCAGTATTAGTATCAAAATTTGAAATCAGCTTTGAAAGTTCAGATCTTTTTTGAATGGTTTCCTCGTATTCCTTTACGATTGTTTCTTTATTCATTTTTTAAATCCTCTTTTTTAAAATCGCTTAAAGTAATAAATGATGTTTTCTCATATAACATAGTAAACCATCTAAGTTTTAAAAGATATTCTAAATATTGAAGTTTATCTTCAGATGGATTTTCTAAAATTTCCTTCCTTAAATTATCAATATCATCATTCAGATATCTAGGTTTTTTCCAACTCATTTTAATCCCCAGAAGTTGAAGTCAATTTATCAAAATGCTTTCTTTGAATATCAGCAATTTCATAAAGTTTTTCATTTAAAGCAATCATTTCAAGGATTTTTAATTTTTGGTTTAAATTTTGTTGTAGTAAAAGTAAAAGATTATAACTTGTATGACTGCTAGAATGACTGAACTCGGTATTATTATCAAAATTTGAAAGCAGCATTGAAAGTTCAAATTCTTTTTCAATAGTTTCCTCATATTCCTTTAAAATTGTTTGCTTGTTCATTTAATTTTCCTTAAATTTAAATTTAATTTCAAGAACATTAATTCCCTCAGTATATTCCAACGGCAGAAAATATTTTAAACCATCTCTTTGATTGAAAAAGAACGGTGCATTAACATTATCGCTGACTTTTTTCAAAGTGCCGAAACCAATTCTCCATGCGTTATAATTCAAATCATGGAAAACATCTAAATCATCGTGAAAAAATCCTTGCTTGCCGATGAACTCTTTTGCAGCATCGGTATCAAACATTGTAAAGGGTCTGCAACCTTGCTTAATTCTTGGGTCTAGTTTCATAATGCACCTACCATGGTTTAGTTTTCCTATTGTCTAAAATGATTATTCTGCAGTCAATCGGTGGTAATGAGCAGTATTGCTCACAACGCACATCATACACCTCATAATTTTTATACTTTTCTAAAGTTTTGATAATATTATCATCTATTTTATCAGTATAGAATGAAATCTCAAAGGAATCATCGTAATTATCTTTTAAAGTTTTGACGGTGATCTCACCATAGAAGTCTTTTAGAGTTTTCATGTACTCGGAAAGTTTCTGATTTACGGTTTCAACTTTCTTTTTGTTGTCTTTAATAGCATTTAAAGTATCTTGAAAATCCGTATCTATATTGTTTTCAGATTTTACTCTATCAATAAGATTTTCAAGTTTGTCATGAAAATCTATATAATAATAGTCTTTAACTTTTATAAATGGATTTGCAGTATTGTACATGGCTAAACAGTTTTGAAGTTTTCTAGCTGCAGTGATAACATCATTTGCAATCTGTTTCTCATTTCCGATCATTTTGTTTATTCCTTTTTAAAATCCACATCATCAAGATTATTCTCGATAGTGGATAAAAATCAACTGTTTTCAAGGATAATCTCCCGGTGTTTTTCAAGACTTCCACATTCTTTAATTGTATAAACGAATCTATCTAAATGTTTATAATAAGCATCTTTTAAAAAATCAATTCTTTCTTTCCGATTAGGAAAATCTTTATCAAGTTTGATTTTTAATTCATCATTTAAAGATTTTATTACAATAGGGCCTCTATAATTCCTTATTAAGGAAAAACAACCTCGTAAGGTCAATCTTGCCAAAGCGTTAGGATCTTTAATATTATTGTTATTATATCTTATATAATAATCATGCTGTTTTCTATAATCAACTGTTAAAATTTTAATGCTCATTTTAACTTGATTTTCAACTATCTCAGGTTCAATATCAACTTTTTCAATCTCACTTGTAGTTGAAATGATATGTTCCGTTTCATAGTCAAAATCATCAATAAAAATCTGGCAGTTCTTTCTTGTTTCCGGTGAAAGTTTACAGATAAAATCTAAAGCATCCATTTTTAATCTTTTGTTTTAATTATCTTAAAAATTTTTATATTCTTTATATAATAACATAAAGAAAAAATTTAAATACTTAAAAATTACGTATAATATAGAATTATTCGTATTCCTCAAAAAAGTATGGTTCATAATCTACCGTGTAGATCCTTAAAGTCAGTTGGAAAAATCTTTCACAAATGCCGTAATCCAGTTCCCATTTGTGAAGTTGCGAATTTAAGTGTTCTGGAATGTTTTCTGTATCATCCTCATTGTATTCATTGCCGTCAATGATGATATCCCAGAGATTTGCTTTGGTATTCGAGCCAAGCTTTTCAATAAGTTCTTTCGCTGTCATTTTTTATAATCCTCACAAAACCACACATCTTTATGCATAAGGCAGCTTACAATTTGCGGTATATATTTTTAAAACCAGTTTAAAAAACTGATTATCAAGACAATATTCAAAACTCCATGTTTTGACTTCGCTATTGAGCGTTTTAGTTTTACTCGCATCATAATTGCAACAATCTACCATGATTTCCCAGAGATTTGCTTTTGTATTCGGATCAAGTTTATCAATCAGTTCTTTAGCAGTCATCATCATCCTCTTCTTTACTATCATGCAGCCACCAAAAACTTTTTTCGTTATAGGTTGTTGGTAATTCCATCACTTCAAGTATGCCGCATTCTAAGGACTGATAAGGGGTATCATAAACATGCGGTTTCTCGTATTTAGTTTTGAATGTATTTGCTTCTTCTTCAGTATCAAAGATGCAGATAATCTCTTTTTGAGCGATTGCATCTCCAAACCCACCATCAACGTCAAAAATGTGGAATACAGCAAATTTACTCATTTTAATTTACCTCATCAAGGTTACATGAATGCAAATCTTATGTTTTTCATCATCAAGAAAGCCGTTTTCAAAATATATTGTTTTGCTTTTAACAACTCTAAAATTATCAAACTTATTAGAATCCACATAATGAACATCATCCATAATCAATCTGCGGTTATAAGTTTCGAGGTCTTCTATATCAATAATATAGAAGTCTGCAGTGGTTAAATCTAAAAATTCTGATAATTTAGTCATATTTTTAATCTCATACAACCCCCACACATTTATTGTGTGAGGTAGTTCACACTAAGCTATATTCCTAAAGCAGTTAGTTCATCGGAAGATAGTATATGTCCTTCATTTAGAATAGGAATTAATTTAACCGGTTCTAATCCCAATGTATCTGCATCAGGTGAACCTAGTATTTCAACTACTTCACTACCACCGATATCACTATTGAACTTTCGGCGAACATATTCGTAATATTCCTGTTGTTTAAGAACATCCATAAATTCACGTATATTATCAGCACTGCTTGCTGGAGCACACTTCCAATAATGTATCGCTACACTTTCGAAAAAGTAACGATCATCTTTTGTTTTAGTTATTGTAGTTCGGGCAATTTTCTTTTTAAAAAGTTCGGTTTTAGCCAATTCACACAAACCTTGTAAATTTGTTAACACGTAAACGTGACTTACGTTATTCCTATCCATTTTCACCTCATTAATTATTTTACTTAAAATTAAATACCTCAGTAGCAAATTGTTTTGCTGATATATCTTTATTTTGAGCAAGCAATTTATCATATACTGCATTGAGATTGTCTTTCCATATGAATATTTTACTACTCTTAGGTAAATAGGATTTTATCTCACATGTTATTATATCAACCGATTTGTATGGACCATGTACACCTTGTTGTTCGTCCCAAGCATGTTCAGTCCAATAGTAATCTTTTCTATCTTTAGCTATAATTGTATCTTTAGCTATAATTGTAGTATGCGTTGTAATCTTATTATGTGCATCAGTATACGCATAACCTATAGCACGTACATTAGCTGTACCTAGATCTTTCTTTAATCTAGCATATGTGTATAACGACTGATCCCAACAAGTACCAACCTTATACTTCATTAATTGGTCAGGTTTACATACCAATATAGCATCATCACTAACTTTATCTTTAATAGGTTTCTTAGTATATATGTCTAACTGACCATATTTTACATCAACTAGAGCATCATAAGCTTCAATTATTTTACGATAACATTCACTATAATTTTCATATTCTTCATATGCAGGAAATAGAGAACTTATATTCACATTAACTGTCTCCTATATGTTAAATGGTTTATCGTTATCTATACATTTATAGATAGTAGATATTGTACCATACAAATCTATAACACAATACACATCTTTATTAGTACCAACTATCTCGTAGTCACCATCATCATCATTAAATGATGATAAAAACTTTATAATAAAGTCATTAACTTCATTTTCTTTTCTGTTAACTGTAAGCATATATACATCATTTCTCCATATACTTACTTCTATAGTCCCCAACATTGTTCCATCTCTTCATAATTCCTATCCATTTTTATGTTAATATACCCTTAATATGACATTATATGTCATAGTTAATCTTAAAATCGTTTAACTTTTTTAATTCTCTCTCAAGAATGACATCACAATGCATTTTAGTATCTTCTTGAAACTTACCATCATTTGCACGAAGCCGTGAAATGCATACTGCACTAAGGAATTTTTCCTCATCATCAGGGGTTTCAAAAGTTATTTGATCATTTTTCCAAAGATTATAATAATAATTAAATTGATTTGCAATAGCTTTATATTCCATATTTGTTGTACTCCACACTTGATTTTTTAAACAAAAAGAGCCGTATTCTTTTGAACTCTTTGCTATGAACATTCTGAAACCGTGTTTCTCATTTTCAATAACCGGCTGCATATGAAAGATTTGAAAATCTTTATACTGTTTAATATTACTATCTGTAGGCAGATTTAAAACATTTGAAACAAGTTCACCAACTTTTTCTGTAATGACATTTATTACAGCAAAATCATATCGTGTATTGATATAGAATTCAGAAAATTTCATTTAAACTCCTTAAACATTATCAAAAATGTTTTTAGGTTTTAAATAATCGCATAACGAACCGTTCTTTCTCAATTCGAGTTCAAGAAAAATCTGATTAATATAATAGATCTCAGCACTCAAATGAAACAGTACATCAAGGGCAACATCGATATTGAAAATCTCATTTAGTACAAAATCCCTTATTTCAGTATGCATAGGTTCTGGATTCTGGTATTGAATTGTTAAAGTGTCTAAAAGATATTTTAAAGTACCTTCAATATCTTCCTTGGTTTTCCATATGCCACTATCATATTTTTTAAGTACTTCTAATGTTTTTGAATATCTCAAAACTTTGTATTCGCTTTCCGTCATCGCAACCACCTCTCAGGGATTATGAACTGTGCATCAATAATCTGTCTTTCGTTTCTGATTTTAAACCGATAATTTGAATAAGGGCAATCATTCACATCAATTAAAATCCCTTTTGGACATTCATCAAGATTGCAAAAACCGTATGCGACATCCGTGTAGTACACGGTTTCACCTCGCAAAGTCTTTGCAACAAAATAAGTGAACGGTGTCAGAATATCACTGGTTCTTTTAATCCGGCAATCAAGTTGCAAATTTTTATCTATTATCATTCAAGATACATCTTGTATTCAATTAACCCATCTTTTCTAAAAAATGAATAATGGAAACGAATCCATTCAACACATTGACCGTATACATACGGAAAGTTTGAACCTACCGACCCTACAGCTTGGGAATATGGATTTATTTCAAATTCAAAACCATACTTTTTGCGTATCTCATGAAACAGTTCTGTACAATCATATGCAGTATGAAGTTCCTTGCAGAATTCTTTCAAACGCTGGTTTATTTCAACAATTGCGTTTTGTAGATCATTCATTTAGCATACCTCTTCAAAAAATTCAGACAATTTTTCAATGATTGTATAATATCCAGTATCAGAACGCAATAGTTCTTCTGTTTCATCGGCAGTGAAACAACTAAGATTTGCCATGATTGCTTTCTTTGCATTATGCACGGCTTTGTCGTATTCTTTTGCAGCCATTTGAACTCCGGCAATACGGTCTGGGGTGGTATCATGCATTGCAAGTTTTAATGTGAAATCTGCAATCATTCTTGCAAGAACAACATGGCTGATCGTTTGAATAATATCGGTGCATATTTCAGCTTTGAAGCTTGATGCACGTTCTTCAAGGTCAATATTTTCAGATAAATCATTCTCAACTTCAAAATCCATCTTTTCAATCCTTTCTCAAATTCATAGAATGATATTATTGCAAAACTTATCAAAATGTCAAGTGTTTTCTAAAGAAAATACTTTGTTATTCCTCATCATCCTCGCACAGACTGCTCATATATTCAAGTTCTTTGTACTCGTTATAGCTGATTGCAGTACCGTTATCATCGGTGTACCCATGATAATAATCTTTAAGTGCATTCTGAATGCACATGCGTTCATATACGGAACGTCTTGCAACAGGTCTTTGATGGTGGCAAATGAACTCGTATTTGCTTTCATAATAATTATAATAATAAACATCAGCAATAAGTTCCTTGTAACCGTTTAATTCTGTCCATAAAGTATTAATCAATACATTGTTATCAGCAGTTCTTATAGTTCTCATTTTTCAATCCTCTCTCAAATCTATGCGTATATAGTATTATAAAAATTATTAAATGTCAAGTATTTTATAAAAGAATAACCGTGATATACATCACGGTTTATGAAAACATGTTAAAAACGGTTAAAAACGGTTAAAAACTTTAAAAACACCCTCAAACATGCAATAAACCTTTAAGGATTCTAAATAGTTTATCGCTATTTTGAGCCACTTTTTAGAAGTCTGTATCAGTCATGAACTTAGTTCTAGTACCATGCAAACGGTTAAAAACTTCAAAACCACCCTCAAACATGTAATAAACTTTTAACGATTTCAAATAGTTTATATGCATTTTGAGCATATTTGGGGTTCTTTAAGACTAAAGAGCCTTGCTCTATACAGTTAAAAATCATAGAAACCACCCTCAAACATGCGATAAACTTTTACAAATCTTAAATAGTTTATTAACACTTTCAGCACTTTTTAAGTCATTTCACCCATCGAAACCCATCAAACATGCAATAAACTTTCTGCAAACTCAAATAGTTTATTAACACTTTCAGCACTTTTAGACCCCCTTGCAGTACATTCAAAATCCATATATTTGATATACATCACATTATTTAATCAAGTATTTAAGTATATATTGACATTTCAAATACAAATAAGTATTATTTTAACGAGTTTTGAAGAAGAGGAAGTGAGTGATGTTTGAACAAAGATTTGGTGTTGAAGTTGAAATGAATGCAATAACTAGAAGACGTGCATCTAAGCTTGCATCTATATTCTTTGGTACTGGGGATTATGATGTAGTAGATTTACAGCATAATGGAAGTGTATGGGCTGCATGGGATAGTCTAGGCAGAGAATGGAAATTTGCAAAGGATGCAAGTATCTTAGGTGATGATACTCATAAGGTTGAACTTATAACCCCAGTCTTAACATATAAAAATGATATCGAAACATTACAGGAACTTTGCAGAACCTTACGTAAAGCCGGTGCTAAAAGCGATGCATCGAGGAATTGCGGTGTGCATGTTCATGTAGAATCCTGCGGTCAGACCGCAACTTCTTTAAGAAACTTAAGCAATATGATAGCTATGCATGAAAAGCTATTGATTAAAGCTTTAGATATTGACCCAAGCAGATTACACCGTTATTGTAAACCTACCGATAAACTGTTCCTAAAGGAATTAAATGCGGATAAACCATTGTCTTTAGATAACTTCAAAGACATATGGTATAAAACCCAGTGTGACCCCTTGCAGTCAAGAACTGAAAAATATAATCCATCAAGATATCATATGTTAAACTTGCATTCTACCTTTATTATGAATACAATAGAGTTTAGAATGTTTCAGTTTGATAAACCCGATGAAACCAAATTGAACGGTATTCATGCCGGACAGTTAAAAGCTTTTATCCAGCTTTGTTTAGCTATCTGTAATAAAGCAAAACACTTAAAATATACCAAGTGTAATACAGAGTGCGAAATAAGCAAGGATGCAATGCTTAAATGGCTTACATATCTAGGTATGAAAGGAACGGAATTCGATACCGCAAGAATGATTTTAACCAAGAGATTGTGAATATGGATATACAGTTTGCAAAAGCAAAATACTCAAACAATTTAAATTTTATACCTCAAAAGGAAAGTGAAATGACTCAATCTGTAATAAGTTATGCTGTAGAAAATGCAGAAGATTTGATTTATTTAAATAAGGGAATGCTATATAAATTTAACGAATTCCTTTTTAAATATCGTGATACCGTTGAACGGTTTTTAGCTGAAATTGCAAAGGAACATTCATTTGAAAAGTATGATTTAAGTAACAGCAACGGATTGAATATCCGTGTAATTTCCGATGATTTCACACTCTTAATCATTTATGACGATGAAATGATTCGAGGTTACGGAAAAGCTAAAAGTTTAGAATTAATTAATAAGTTTAATATTATATATAATAATATTATAAAAAATGAATTATCAGAATTAAATATCACGATGTTTTCATATTATTTGAACGGTATGGGCGGCTGTGAATATGTACGTTCATTCTTTAAAAATGATTTTAAGCCTAAGAAAAACTATATTCCTTATATTGATACCGATGAGATGTTTAAACAGTTCTTTACCGGTGATGAAAACATTTTATTGCTTGTTGGGAAAAGCGGTACTGGTAAATCTAAACTAACTTCTATAGCCATTGAATACCTTGCAAGCAATAAGGTAAATTCATATAATCGAACCGTTGCAACTATCAGCGATGCTAATATCTTGCTGAATGACTTTTTCTGGTATCAAATCCGTGATAACAAGATAGATTTAGTAATCTTGGATGATTTCGATTTCATGCTAGGTAGCAGAGATAGTGAAGATACAAAACATAATAAATTCCTTTCAAAGTTCCTTACCTTTACCGATGGGGTACGCAAGAACAAGATTAAGTTCATTGTTACCACCAATCAGGAATACCGTGATATGGATAAGGCTATTCTTAGAAAAGGTAGATTGTTTGATGTTATTGAAATGCGTGAATTAAGCCTTGAAGAAGGTCTTGAAATATGGAAATCAGAGGGTATTACTGAACCATATCCTTTTGAAAATTCCGTAACTATTGCAGATTTAGTATATTGTATCAATAATCTAAAAGGTACTGAACCTAAAAAAGAATATTTGAAAGATTTATCGGTTAGAAAGACAAATATCGGCAAAAGAATAGGATTCTAAAAAAAAAAGAAGTGACATTTTATGTCACTTCTATAAATTTATCAATATATTTTATTATTCTGAATAACGATTAAGAAATTTTTTGACTTCTCTATCAATTAGTTTCAGGTCTTTGATAAAATCATCGCTTAAATCAAATACGTCAAAATTTAACATAACATTTAAAGTTCCAGATGCAGAATATTCATCATTCCGTATTGATTTGCATATTTCGTTTTCAATCATATCATAGATATTATTGTAATCATCCATAATATCTTCAATATATGTTTCATTAAAAATTTCAAAACCATCAAAGATTTTTAAAAATGCATCAACCGGTTTATTCTCAAAGAAACTATTGATCTGGAAAATGTCTTGACCCCTAGATACAACTAAATGACCGTTGCTTCTTCCGGCAAGTTCAACCACAGTTCCGCCGATGTTAAACAGTTTATCATTTAAATCATCTACGGCTTGCTCTGCAACTTCCTCATCAAAATTGCTTGTTGGATTAGGGATTTTAACATCCCATGAAATCATGCCGTTATACAGTTTCTTTTCAATACCAATCTTTTCAGATTTAATACGCTTGATGATGAACATGTCAGCAACTTCCGGCTCAATATATGTTCGGTCAAAATTATCTGTATTAAATGTGACGTTTAACTGATATACAATTTCATCAAGTGCCGCTTGACACTTTTTAGCATCGAGATTATGAAGAATTTCATTAAGATTATCATAGATGAATTCTATTTTGTTTTCTCTTAATGGTCTTCTTAAATGTCTACGTATCATTTTATCTCCTTTTATTGAAAAATGACCCCATTTAGGGTTTGCTTTTTATAATATTTATATTTTTTTTATTTTTATTAATATATTATATATATAATATATAAAAAATAATTAATTTTTTCGTATTTTCACTCAATTTTGATATTTTAAGTGGCTTTCTGCATTAAAAATCCGTATTTCCACTCAATTTTGATATATTAAATGCCTTTTTAAGCCTTTAAAATACCTTAAATGCTAGATTCTAGTCAAAAATTATGATTTTAGAATGATTTTTTATGATTTTTTTATTAATATATTATATATAATATATAAAAAAAATAATTTTTCATCATGGATTTTTAATAAAAAATAAAAAAAATCTGTGTTTTTCAACACAGATTTGAGGACAATATCATGCTTTTTAAAATGTTAAATTATCTATCAATTCTTCTTGAAATGCGAGGATTACGGCACATTCTGCGTGAACGGTTTTCAGTTAATCTCTTGGATTCCCTTGAAAATCTCTTTTCACCGATACGTGCATTACGATCAACTTCTCTAGCTTCTACTTTGTCATCTTCAACATCATCGATAACAGGCTGATTCAGATGTGCCATAAGTCTATCAAGGTGATTTTTAGATTTGTTATCCGTTGTAACAGCATAAACCATGATTACATCATCAAGTCTATTAAATAACTGTCTAAAGGTAGTTGCACCATCATCAAGGAAACTAATATCACGGATTCCGGCTTCATGGTCTGTAATTATACCGTTGTTATCAACCTCAAACCAGAATGAGTATTTTTCAGTCTTAATAACAAAACCTTTGAAGTTTTCAATCTGATTGAAATACTTGAACTTCTGCTTGTTTACTTTTAAGAGATCAATAATCTCGATAGGCAGACGGGTTAATCTAGTCTGTGCATCATTTGGATCAAAAGGTGCATTTTCTAAATTTCCTGCACTCTTTCTAATGTTTCTAAACATTCTTGATGAATCGTTACGACCGAATTCATCACGAAACTCAGGCGTAACTCTTTCATTCAAATGCTGTTTTTGGTTTAAAAATTCTGAAAATTTCATGTTTTTAATCCTTTAAAACCTAGCACCCTTGCGATCTTTAAGTTTTGCCAATCTATTGCTGCGTTCCAACTCTTTATTGTATCCTTTTTTGAAATCTCTGCTTATTTCTTCAAATTTATCATTTTGAATTTGACGCAATCTTTGTGTAGCATTTGGATCAGAAGTAACACCATAAATGCATAAAATGTTAGCACGTTTAAATAAATCTTTAAATCTTGTCTTGCCATCAACAATAAATCTAGCACCTCTAATACCAGTTTCATGGTCTTCAATAAAACCATTATTGTCTACTGTAATCCATACAGAAAATTCATCAGCTTTAACTAAAAAACCTTCAAAGTTTTCAATTTTATTAAGTAGCTTGAAAGGACTATAGCTGCTTCTTAGTTTACTAACAAAATCATCTGATAATCTTGTAAATTTAGTCATAGGATCATTTGGATCAAATGGTGCATCGCTGTCCAAAGCGTTACTCAAATGCAATGTTTTGTTGTTTATACGTGCATCCATTGCCCTGCGATGATTTGAAATTTTTGACATTAACTTTCTAGTTTCCTGCTTGCCAAATTCGTCACGAAACTCTGGTGTAACTCTTTCATTTAATTGTTTTTGGTTTAAAAATTCTGAAAATTTCATGCTTTTAATCCTTTAAAATCCCCCACAAAATTATGGGGGTAATCAGTTTACATTACGAGATGTGATGCTGTTTCAGCATTTTCTTCATCTTCGTATACCTTTTCATACCATTTAGATTGTGATATTGCAGTTGGTGTATCATCTTCATCACCGAGATCAAAACCACCAACATCTGCACCACCTGCATTTATGTCTGTACCGATTTCATCACCGCCATCTTCGGCAAAACCACCAGCACCGCCAATAATCTCTTCTTCTTCTAAATCTGGCATTTTAAACTCCTATTGTTAAAAATTGTTTTACTATTATATTTATATTTTAATTATAGATTTTACTTAAATATATAATATTCTGATTGCTTGAACCTTTGAAGTTATCAATACACTTCTTGCTTTCCACATATTTTCCGTCAACAAGAACATCAATGTATTTAAGCAGTTCCTTTGCATTTTTAACATGCTCAGTATTTAAAAGTTCTTTATAGGTATATCCTGTATAGCACCATACATTCAAGTTATGCTCTTTACAGAATTTACCGATTTCAATTAGTTCCTCTGCATGGATAAAAGGTTCACCACCGGAAAAGGTAACACCGTCAAGCAGCGGATCTTCGATTATCTCAGCAAGTATTTCATTTATCGGTTTTTCAAATCCTTTGTCATAGTCCCATGTTTCGGGATTATGGCAACCTTTACAGTGATGTGGACATCCTTGAACAAAGATTACATAACGTAATCCATCACCGTCAACAACTGACTGTTTAATAATTCCAGCAATTCTCATTTTTAAATATTCGTTAAAAGTGATAAAAACTTACGCAGATCACTCGCTAATTCTGCATCATCAAGATTTATCTCTCTAAGATTTGTAACTTCAACATCCGGCTCTGAAAGAAGATTTGTAATTCCTATTCTACAGAATGGGTTGTTTTTAGGAACATCAAATGTTAAATCTACTAATGAGCAATCATCAGGGTCTTCATCGTTTACATCAAAATTTGCAGCAATTACATTAATTGATTTATATAACAGTTTTGATGTATTCCTCATTACTGTAAACAGTACAAATTCATCACGTATATACTGTTTGTTTAAATCTTTATAACTTATGGATTCATTTAATGTATTATAAAATTCTTTGTATGTATCGTAAGAATCCAGCAAATCAAGTTTTGAAGTTGCATTTGCAAAATCTGTCTTATGCTGTAATAAAGATTTAATCTGTTCATCCGAAATTGCAAGCCTTTTTGAAAGGATATTAAGTTCTTTCATTGTCTTGACAGTTTTCTTCTTTTCAGGAAACTTCTCATATTTTGAAATTGCATCGGTTAATAAATCTTTAACAGTATATGCTGACAGTTCACATTGTAAGTTTTTAATGTCTGCAGTAGGATATGTTTCATATATTCTTAATATAATATCTGGAATATATGAAACATACTTTTTAGCACCAGCAGAAGTTAAATCATTCACAAAAGGTTTAACAATTACGATTTTAGACTTTTTCAAAAGTTTTAATTTTTGAAATGCTGTAAATCTAACCTCTATTAGCGGCAAGGTTTCCTGTGATACTGTAAAATATATAAAGGTTCTACCTTTAGTATTATTTACAATATCAAGAATACCGTCAACAAGTTCATCTGTTAACAGCTTGAACTTGCCTATTATAAGAGTATCACCGTTTAAGGTTTCCTCATTAACAAAATTGTATAAACCTTTTATTCCAAACATTTTTTAATCCGTTTCCGCTGTATTCAAAGAATCCTCAATACGTTTGGTAACATCATCTAATGAGTCATCATTCATAATCATACACTGTTTCAACCAGCTTGCAAGATTTTCTTCTTCCTCTTTGAAATCATCATCGGTGAAGTTAGGAAATAATTCACGGTTATTCATTGATAACTTTGTTACATTCTGAGCAAATTTATCAATCAGTGTATTTAACTTATTATTAAACTTAATGATTTTATTTTCAATTTTCTTAGACATATAGAAACCTCAAAATCAGCACTGTATTAAACAGTGCTGAAACATGTTAGATGAATTTATTCCAAACGTCATTCTTTCTCATACCGTCTTTCTTTGATACGATGGTATCATTTTCAAGATAGTAATCATCATCATCGGATTCAACAACTCGTTCACGGTCTTTGATTCTGTCTTTTACAGTAGGTTTCTTTGCAATCTCAGCCGGAACAACCTGAATGTTTTCTTTGATTGATTTCAGCTTATTGATGAAGTTTTCATCTCTGGTAAAATCAATGGTTTCTGCAATCTTTTCAAACTTCTGAGCCTGCAGAATAGTTAAACCATCTTTCATTTCATTGATAATACCGGCTTTAATCAGATTGTTGTTTTCTTTACGCAGTCTGATGTTTTCGTTCACTTCCTTATTGTATCTTTCAAGTAAATCTGCATCTTCCTCTTTCTTTGCATTGTCTTTTTCGGCTTTGGCTTCGTTAATCTCTTTTAAGCCGATACCGGTTTTCAGACACAAAGTAGAAAACATATCAAGGATAACATTGGTATTAGATTCGTTAACTTTCATATCAAGCTTATCTTTATAATCATTGATAAATTCATTGATTACATTTTCAGCATACATATCAAGATTTTCAATGATTTCCTTGCATGTCAAATCAACATATTCCTCTGCAAGTTCATTCAATTTATTGATATGCTCATTGATAGCCTTGCGTTCTTCTTCACGCACATATTTAGCATATTCCTCGCCTTGCTGGATAAGCTGTTCAGTATGCTCATTAAGTTCTTCTTTGAACTTTGCTTTAAGTTCCTTAACTTTTTCATTAACTTTTTCATCTGCATACAGTTTAGCATATTCTTCAGCCTGAGTAATAAGATTTTCTGTTTTTTCGTTAAGTTCATTTTTGAACTTTTCGTTAAGTTCAGTTTCTTTTTCGTTAACCTTTTCATCGGCAACAACGCTGGCATATTCTTCAGCCTGTTCAATCAATGATTCAGTATGTTCGCTTAATTCATTTTTGAAACGCTTAGTCATTGATTTAATTTCGGCTTTATATTTGTTTTCAAGATTTGCAGCAGCAGTATCAACTTCCTGAGATGCATAATCCTCTGCATCTTCTTCAAGTTTTGAGATTTGTTCCTCATGCTGTTCGGTCAGTTCCTTAATTTCCTGTTCGTGTTCCTCGGTTAATTCTTTAATTTTAGAATCAACGGTTTCCTGAACACGCTCATTAACTTTCTGATCGAAAGTTTCTTCAAGTTCTTTCTGAAATTCGGGGGTGAAAGCTTCCCCGATGCTTTCCTGTAATTTATCCAACATTTTAAAAGCCTCTATTAAAGTTTTGAAATAAAATCATTAAATCTTTTCTTAAATTCTGATTGAATCATTTTTATATTATCACCAGAACTCTTTTTGGATTCTCTGAGGAATCTCTGAGTAACATTATTCTTATTACTAACAACACGGTTGCTGTTTTCATCAATCTGTATAATGTTACCGTAATTATCTATCATATAATATTTATCTTGAACAATTCCCTCATTCAAAATACTTGATTCACATACACCGTTCATAGTTGCATTGAAGTCTGACGGATTAGGAACAATATCATATGTAATCAATTCATAATCGGTAACAACACCGTTTACCACATCTCCAACCCCTCTTGAAGATACGGAAATCTTAATACCGTTTTTAATCAATGATTTTAACTGATTTGCCTGCGGGTTGTCAAGCAAAACAGCTTCACCCATTACATAATTTCCCTGAATATATAATGATGTGATTTTAGCAACAGCTTTCATCAAATCAACTTCGGTTCTGTCAGGATGCTCATATTCCATCAATGAACGTGTAGAACCGTTTGAGATATACGGCTGGTACTTTCTAACCTGTTCTTCCCAAACTTCTCTAGGGTAGACTCTGCCATTTCGGTTCTTTTCCCCGATTGTAGAAAAGATACCTTTAATCTTATAAACTTTTTCTTTATTTCCAGATTCAGTTAAGAACTCTTCATTTAAAATTTGAAGTTCTCTCGAATCATCATCAAAAAACAGTTGCATAGTTGTTCCTTTTTATAATGCTGCAGTATTATTAACTATTTATATTTATATTCAAAAAATATTAAAAAGTTCTTGATTTTTAGTGAAATCTTTAAAAAGTGGCTCAAAGTGCATATAAACTATTTAAGATTTGTAAAAGTTTATTGCATGTTTGAGGGGGTTTCCAGTAGTTCTTTACCGACCTTTAGACTATAAAACCCCCTCAAAGTGTGCATAAACTATTTCAGTTTGCCAATAGTTTATTAGCAGTTTGGGGACTTTTGATTACTTTTTAACCGTTTGCAAGGTACTAGAACACGGTTCTTGATGGTTACAGAATCCTAAAAACATGCTCAAAGTGTGCATAAACTATTTCAGTTTGCCAATAGTTTATTAGCAGTTTGGGGACTTTTGATTACTTTTTAACCAACTGTATGAACATAGAGCAAGGCTCTGAACTGTTGCAGAATCCTAAAAACATGCTCAAAGTATCAATAAACTATTGGCATTTGCCAATAGTTTATTGCATGCTTGGGGACTGTTTGGGGGTGGGTAATGATTATTTGAAACTTGTTGAAGAACAACTGCATTTAAAAAAATCTGTGACATTTGTCACAGATTATAAAGAATCTTATTCTTCACAGTTTGAAAGTTGACGGTGGATATCTTCACGCTTCATATGTCTGCCAACGGCAAGTTCTTTTGCCCTTGCATACAGTTTTCCGGGGAGATATCCATGGTATTTGTACATTGTATCAAGCAAATCGTGGATTTCCCAGTATAAGTCAGCATTCGGTGAAATCCCCTGTGGGTGTACTTCATCAATCAGCGAAATCAAGTTGAACTGTATGAATTCCCTTGATACAGGGTATAACTTCTGTCCGGTTTTCTTATCAATTTTAGTCATTTTCTCAATCCTCTCATTCGTTTCGATGTATATATAATACTATAAAATAAATAAAAAATCTGTGACAAATGTCACAGATTTTGAGATTGATTGAAAATAAATGATTAAAACGCATGTCTTTCAAATCTTTTAATAAATCTAAGATTTTTACCATTCAAGTAACTCAATCGGGCTGTATTTTAAGGTTGAATAAAGTTTTTCAAGTTTTTTAGATACCTTTTGACCGTTAAATGTACACGTTTTATCTTTAGAATATACTTCAAAAAAGTCATCCGGCATTTGATATTCGGAAATGAAAACTTGTTGATTTTTCTCTCTGCATTTCCTTAACCATTCATAGAATTTTTCATGATTGAAATCATCAAGATATGTACCAGTATTGATATAAGGTGGGTCACAATAGATTACTGAATCATTCTCAATAGGAACTTGTTCATAACTTAAATTAGATAAAAGTACCCCCCCCCCATTATTGATGCTTGAAAGGCTCTGAAGTCTTTCAAGCCTTTCAACGCTTTCGATAACACTTCTTGCATGATTATTCTCAGTATTAAAATGTTTGCGAACTGTGTCAACGATTTTATTTTCATTCAATAGAACTGTTAAAAATCTTTGAAGTTCTAATCTTCTTTCTTTAATATTATTAGAACTATATTTAAAATCTTTCAAATCTATATACTTATTAAGTAAAGAATTATCATTAAAGAAAATAGTGTAATGAACTGCTTTTTTGAAAGGTTCAGTTTCAGAATTATAAGCATATGTTCTAAAGCTGTTTCCAAAAGAAAAACAACAAGCAACATACGGATCTGTATCCTTTAATCTTTCAAAATCCTCTTTTGAAATCCATCGGTTTTCATTCTTAAATTCTCCATTAATAGCCATTTTAAATGCTTTAAAAACTAATGGATTGAACTCATTATAATGAACAAACTCATATTTCCCACTTAATAAAGCGCAATGGGTCATAGCACCGCCACCGCCAAACAGATCATAAAAATGTTTTGCCGGTGGCAATTGTGCTATGATGTTTTCTGCTATTTTATTCTTTGAACCTTTGTATGGAATACCGTAATTCATTGTTTAAAAACTTTCTCTTTTATAATCCCCCCGAAACCCCACACCGTAAATGTGTGGGTGGGGTAGTTTACAGTTCTTTATATTTTTTAATAACTTTTTCTAAATACCACTTGGCATTTTCTAAATCTTCACAACCGTTTTTGTGTTTAAATCGCCAAATGTATTTTATAACATTTCCTATACAAAATCCGTCAAATCCATCAAGATCTGAAGATAAATCTTCAATAATATCGATATAATGATTCGGATTTACTTTATCTTCACTCTCGTTCATAGTTCCTCTTTTTCAATGATTCTTTTAAAATCTTAGTTAAAAATACTTTCAACTCTTGAAACGAAATTTTAGGGTATTTGAATTTAAACACTATATTGGCGACTTCTTCTTTGATGAACTCACTTATAAGCATGTTGCAATACTTATCATAAATGAATTTTTCAGTAGGTTCAATACTTTCTGTGAATTCCACCGGAAATTTTTCAACGTATTTAATAGTTTCTTTCTCAATCCATGCATCGGTAAAGAATTTATTACGGATTTCACTGAATAAATCCTTGCCTTGAATTGATGGCTTTTCATTCAGAATTTTCGCCCATACCTGTCTGCCGTATTTATTAACAGCATCATAGTTCTTGATAACATACCCCTCACCGTATTCAAATGAATCCTCAAGTAAGAACTTTCCAAAATCCGAGTTGAAACTTTTAACGGTTTCTTCAACATTTTCATTTGAAATCACTTTGCTAGGAACAAAGTTTATACCGCATTCGGCAAGTGCAGTAACATCGATAGGTATATACTTATTAATCTTAGTATCATATCTATCAAAAACATAAAAAGTATTATGATATTCCGGTTTTACCCTAAATATATGATTGATTAGAAACTCACCATATAAAATATCATCAGGATGTTTTCTAAAGTATTTAAGATATTTTTCCCGATTTTCTTCTATATACTGTGCAAACCCTTGATTATCATTGTTAACACTTAAAACACGGTTTCTTGAACCTACTACAAGTTCGTCATATTCTTTAACATATGTAACAACACCGTTAGTTCCATCAAGTTTAGGTTGCACAATAAGTTCTTTACAGTCTTTAAGATAAAGAACTTCATCGGTATCCCAACGTTCTACATGTTGATATTTAATTGCGTAATCTGACATTTTTACACCTCTTTTTTAAAAAATCAAATTTATTTATATAAATATATATAAAAGACACTTTTTAGAGGGTTCAAAAGATGGAAAATATTATTATCAATGCTGTTTCACTTGCAGTAATCGTATTATCTGTAATCTATATCATAAGGGATTACAGAGCATCAAAACGTTTAAACAATATTAAATCTGAGGTTGATTTATGTTCAGAACAAATCAAGGATTTTAATAACAATGTATTGAACATACATGAAAAGCTTGAATTCATCGAACAGCGTTTAACTAATATCGAGCAGACCGTTTCTGCAGAATCAAAATATACCAAGCTGGATTAAGATGTTAACATTACAGGAAAAGATGATTTCAATACTTGGGGACGGTGCAAGAAGTACCAAGTATGATATCGAGTTTTATCATAATGACACAAAAATAACCTCTGAAAATGTGGGTATTCTGTGCCGGACGGCATCTGTGCCAAACCGTCAGTTAATCTCTATACCTATAAAATACAAGGGCAGAGAGGTTTATATCCCCGGACAGACCAAATACACCGGAGTATTTGACTGTGAGTTTTATTGTACAGAAAATCATAATGTAAGAGATTATTTTGAAAAGTGGCAGCAAAGTATTGAAATGCGTTCCAAAGTAGTTGCATTTAATCCGAACGATGCACAAAGCAGACTTGCAAATTTAAACGGACTTGAAACCATAACCGTATATCAGACTTCTTTCTTATCTAATGATTTAGATAATAAGAGTCAGCGTTCAAAAGGATATAAGTTCTATGGCGTATATCCGATGGAAATATCACCGATGCAATACGATTCAAGCGGTCCCGGTAATGTATTGACATTTACCGTCACATTTCAGTATACTTTTTATTCAGTACTTTAAGGATTTAGAAAATGCTAATAAACACTAGAAAACTTTTAACTGCATATATCCGTGAGCAGTTAGGTGAACCGGTAATCAATGTAGAAGTACCTGATTCAGCCATTTCACAGATAATTGATGATACTATTCAAAAGTTTACTGAATATGCATACGGTACGCTTGAAGGTGTTGTATTATGCGAATTAAAAGGCATGGGGGAATATGATTTACCCCCAAGGGTAACAAATATTAAAAAGGTTGCTAAAGGAACTGGAAGTAATATGTTCAGTTTCGATACAAATTTCGGTGCTGGGTATGTGCCGGATATATGGACTGAATTTTATACAAGTACCTTAACGAGTTCCGCTGTTAATGCGATTTGTGCAATCTCTGCAATACAGTCAATTCTTGATAACTATTTTGGTGATGATATCAATTACAATTTCAATGCATGGAAGAAAACCTTACAGGTATTTGAAAACTATAGTGGAAAGGTTTTAATCTGGTATCAGTATGAATACGAGCCGGATGAGCAGGATTACATATTTAATCAAGAATGGGTTAAACGGTATTGCATTGCAAAAACAAAACTTTTATGGGGAACTATTACAGGAAAGTATTCACAAAGCTTGATTGGCGGCGCACAGATTAATTATTCTGATATGAAATCCGAAGCACAAACAGAGATTGATGCCCTTGAAGAAGAATTAAAGAGCAAATGGTGTGATCCGTGTCCGATACTTATCAGCTAATATGACATCTATTGACGTATTTAGACCTATTTAAAATTTTAAAAAGCGAAATCGTTTGAAGAAGGTCTTGACCGATGTAATCAACGAATACAAGATCTCCATCTTTCAAATATACAAAATTCGCTTTCTTAAACGGTTCTTTGTAGTACGTATGGACGTAGTATTTGATCCCTTCAAATTCAAAATCCATAATTTTTCGTCTTTTAAGTTATTATATATAAATATTTATAATAATTTGTAAAAAATTAAGGATTTTTCTATATGCCTACTTTTTCATCTGCAACAAGTTTATATGAGGATTTTGCAAATCCTGAAGAAACAGTATTTGATGAAAATGCGATTTCAAATGCGTTGCATAACATATTAAATACAAGAATAGGTTCAATGCCGGGAAGACCTACTTTCGGTTCAAGAATTTATGAAGTTCCTTTTGAGCCTAACGATGACAGCACTAAACTGTTTTTGATTACTGTTATCCGTGAAGCAATCTCAAAATGGGAAAAGAGAATAGTAATAAAGAATATATCTATAATAACATCAAAAGAAAATACATTAGCTGCTTTGATTGATTATTACTTTAAGGATGCATCTATCAATGCAAGGGCAAAAGTAACATTATTGATTTAGAGGAAAATATGGAACTTTCACAGGCTTTTAACAAGATTGTAAATACAAAATGGTCTTTTGCCAATAATTTTAAAATTCACTTTCAAGGTGAACATGCAAACATGTTTGACTTTCTGCCGAATCATGGTGAACTTCATGTAATAAATTTCAGTCTGGATGCATTGATGGCAGAGGATTTGTCAATCTTTGCCGGTGGCAGACATTTACAGATCTTAGGTGTTGAAGAAGTGCATAGTGGTTCATTTAAAATACGTGATTATAATCAGTTAAGTATTTATAAACAGTTTATAAAAATATGGAGAACCCAGTTATACAAGTATTATGATGATTACAAATTCAGTATTGTAGTAATCAAAGAGCCGGATTATCCCGATGAAAGTGAGAAAGTTATATTAACCGCTAAAGAATGTTATATCCATACAGTAGATGTATTGCAGTTAGATAATGAGAATGAGAATCAGATTTTTGAATTTACTGTTAACTTTAGAACACCGAACGTGAGCATTGACAATTTTGATCAGTATGCATTGTTTAGATAAAGCTATTCTATTGTATAATACGTTGTCCCGTGTGGATAATCGAATTCAAAAGTATTTGATTCCCTAAACAATTCATATCTAATTGTGTGCGGTGGAAGTGCATCAATAACGCTAAGGCATTTCCACTCTAAGTCATAAAGGAAATCGACATAATCATTTATGTTTTCTAACGTGATGTTTCTGACGGTTTCCGCATCATCATACCAGCCAGCTAGATATAAAAGAGTTGGTACGTTTGATAGATTAGATTTTACCAAATCATCCGGTGTGGCAAATTCGTCATCGTTTCTCGCTCTGCAGTCTAAAACGCAAATCATATATTCAGCAAGATAGATTAATTCATCAATACTCAAATCCTTAATATTCGTATTCATAGGTCATACCTCTCTAAAATCTTTATTTAAAATATAAAACATTTTTCAACAAAAATCAATAATATATTATAATAAGTATGAAACATATCACAAATTAAGTGATATACGTCAAACTTATAATCCCTGAATGTTGATTTTTACTTTGTAATTATATATAATATATAATGAATTATAGAAAGTATTAGAGGTTTGAAATGAAAAAGAAGAATAATAAGGCTGTAAAAATTGAAAAAATAACAGATCTAACCAAACCGGAACTTGCTTTTATAGCAGAAGATCTATTATGTGAAGTTTTAGACAGAGCATCGTATAATAATGAAGAATATAATGCAACGGATGAAGATATTATTAAGGATTTGAATAGATCTCAAATTGTATTAAAGTTAATAGGTTGGAGAGATTTTGCTGAAACTATCAGCAAAATCACATTGGAAAATATTTGCAATTATGAAAAAGAGATCACAGTTATATATTATAATTGCATGAGAATCATGGATTCTGGAAGATATGAATTGTACTGTAATCTATGCCTTGAAGATAAATTCTACTTGCTTAAATGAAAAGATATCTCATGAAGAATAATTTGATTATCCTCAATCTTGATGTATCTTTCTTTTTCTATGTTTGGATTGTTTTTATTATTGCGTTTGTGTATTGTTGGTCCGCAATAACGATTGATGTTTGCATCCGTATCAATTTGATCATAATCTGTATTTTTGTTTTCTAAGTTATCAATTTTGTATATAAATGCAAACTTGATATACAAATTTTTAGGTCTTATACTGCTTGGATTTGCTAAATCTGTATTACATACATTTAGGAAATTTTTAATTTTGAATACATAAGCCGGGCAATTCTTATTTGTATTAAGCGTTTCTATAAAATCGTTAGGTGTTAATTTTAACAGGTAATTTTTAATCAATTGCTCAATACAATTCTCATCTTTTAAATCTATGTCAAGCAAAGAGAATGTGACTAGATTCTTGTTTCGTTCTTCAATCTGCAGTTTTGCTTGCTTATGCAAACATTGATTTAGCATATGCATAATAACATTGTATACTTCTTCTACCTTATACCATCTGTTAATTCTTTCTTCTTCACTGACACATTTTGATTCTCTAGGTATGATAACTGGTAGCAAAAAGCAATTATGACCTCGTTCTTTAACATGCATCTCATTCATTTTTAAAAACTGTCTAAAATTCATATATTCAATCCTTAATTTTAGTGAACTATCTTTATTTATTTATATTATATAAATATAAATAATATATAAAAAGTTTTCATGAAGGATTAAAAAATGCCTAATTTAACACAAACCGTTCCTTATGATTTTGATGAATTGTTTGAAGAAGCACGTAAAATACTGTATGAGTCCGGCTTTGATGTTTCTGACGGTTCAAATACCACCCAGCTTGCATCTTTAATGGCTTATTTTATCAATGCTTTAAACGTTAATACATCAGCAAATATCAATGAAACATTGTTGCCGTATGCAACAATCCGCAGGAACGTTTTGCAGGATGCAAGAGTATTAGGTTATGAATCAAGACATATAACATCGTATCAGTACCGTATAACAATGAAACTTGAAATACCCGATGCCGTTATTGAGGAATTTAATAATCTTTCTAATGATAAGAAACTGCAGTTTACTACTATAAATAATGAGACAAATTCAATAAAACCGTTTAAGATTTATCATTTTAACCGGTATGATTATTTTACTGCCGGTTCTAAGTCTTATTATTATTTCGGTGAACCGATTGCTATTTCGGTTTACTATGATATTGAAAATTCATGCCTTGCATTATCTCAAGACACTTTAGATTTGACTTTTAAAGAGGGTGAACTGATTACCTATGAGGATGATGTAGCGTCACTTGAACAGACTATCGGCTCTGTTACTGTAAACGGGACAAATATTGTCCGTAATTATATAGATATTCCATATACAAATGTGGAAGAAAACGGAATTGAATGTTTTGTGACATATTTCGATGATTCCGGTCATCTGCAACAGTGTGTTGAATTTTATCGTTCTAACGATACATTCCTTGAAACCGAAACTTTACTTGACGGAACTTATAAACATAAATTCTTACGTCAGGATGATTTGGATATGGAAACACCTAGAATATATTTCAAATATGCCGGATGCGGCGAGGGTGTCCCATACGGCTCTTTAGTACAGTTAAATATTTTAATCAGTTCCGGCTTGAACGGTTCGTTTGATGGTGAACCATCATCGGTTAACTTTTCAGGTATTGAACTTGAAGATTTTATTAGTGTTGATAACGTTGAACTGATTTCAAATGCTACAAATCCTGAATCATTACAGTCAATTAAGGATAATGCACCTAGGGTTTATAACTCTGCACACCGTCTTGTAAGTGTAATTGATTATGAAAGTGCATGTAAACGTAATGAGCATGTAAAAGATGCATCGGTATGGGGCGGCGATGAAGAATTTCCTAAATCTCCGGGGCATATCTGGTTTTCATTCTTTCCAGAAAAGAGCGATACAAGAATTTTAGTTGACGTTGACGGTAATTCATCCCATTATCATTATAACAATGCCGATACCGGCACATATAACTATCTTTATAAAATCAAGGAAGATGGTTTATGGTTACTTTACGGTATTAACAGATATACTGAAAACGGTCAAATCAAGTATAAAAAAGTAACAGACAATTCAGTACCTAACGATTCTGAATTGCAGCGTATTCAAACCTTGATTGACAACTTAAAAGAAAAGGAAGTACTTGATAATAAAAATCTTAAGAAAGTATATAATAATAATTATATATTAGATTCTGAAATCAAGTATAAAAACAACATCTATAACAGTGATACCGGAAAAGTATTAACTCATTATTCAGGTGTATGGGGCGATTTAGAGGGTCAGAGAATCCCTAGTCTGATATTCCATCACAGACACCCTATATACATCAACTTTGATTATGAGTTTGATATTTTAAAGTATAATAAGAATACCGATATATCGGTAATACATCAGAATTTATTCCAGTGTCTTGATAATTGTTTCACCGGTAAAGATGAAACATATTATCTTGAGCATTTCAACTCTGAATATTTCCATACTAATATCATTAAAAGACTTGATTATAGAATATCAGATTTGTTCGGTTTCAATTCATGGCTGAATACATACCTTGTATTGAATGAGAAAACATGCTCAGTTGAGCAGTGGGATAATGCTTATAAAGACATTTACATTCCTTTAGCTATGCCGTATGAAACCATTTTTGATGATGGCAATCTTGATGTAACTAGAATTCCATCAATAGATACTGAGAATTTTATATCTTATGATATATCACAAGTTGACGAAAAAGATGCATTTGAGAGAGATAGTTTAAGTGATAATGAAAGCTATCTAATCAATAAAAACACTATCAATCTGTTAACAGTTGGGATCTATACAGACTGGGATGAGATTAAAACGGATATTATCGGTAATAACACTATTGATAATGATACCGGATTGGCAGATACCACTAAACAGCAGGACAGACTTGCATTAGTTGCACCGGTACGTGCAAAGATTACAAGAACCTTTGATGCACCTTATACAAACACTTTACAGACTGTTTCATTAGTTGGATTAGACCGTATTGAAGATACCTATTATGTTCTTGAACTTGGAACAAATGTGGTAGAAGAAGGCTGGCAGAAACATGAAGATGAAAATCTGTATAAACGTTTTGAAATCTTAAAGATTAAGAATATCAAGATGCGTAACGATAACGGCACATACAGCATTGTAAGTGAAACCCCTTATGATTACTGTGACTGCGGTTATAACTGTGAAAATCAGAATGATTTAGATGATTTTTATCAGAATATCGCATTTTACAAAGATTCTAAAACTGTAACCTATACTCATATGGCAGGAATTGCACAGATCCAAGGTGAAGTAATTCATGATAAAATTGAATACAATACCTATAAACTGTGTGTGCGTAAATCATGGTATGATCGAAAGATTAAACATACAGATTTAGATTTAGATGTTATACAGATTTCATTCAGCACCTTATGCGGATGGTATTATATTTTCAATGGATTCAAGAAAGAGATTTTAATTCATCTGTTTGTCAATGGGTATGATGAAAGCTTTTCGAGGGCTTTAGAGGGATTTTCAAAGAACAAAGAGGGCAAACGGCAGCTTGAAGAATTTTCTGATACATGGGCTACAGATGAAGTTGATATAACCGAGGTAACAAAGTATATTGACCGAACCTATACCACACCGGCAGCCTATCTGTATTCAAAAGATGAAAGGTACTTTAAGACATATGAAAACACTTCAAATCCTTTAACCTTTAAAAAGGCAAAGAACAATTCTTATGATGTGATGTTTGAAGATGGTTCAAATCTTAATTATAAGTATTATTTAACTTTTGAGGGATATCTGGTAGACCCTGAGAATGAGGAAAACCAGCAATACATAGATCAACTGGTTAGAGCATTTGACCCTTGTATGTATCTGCATTCACCTTTAACTTATGATATGTTCAAGGTTGATAGATATTTGAATCTTAAATATCCGTCAAACAATTTCAGAGTTATAAAGAATGTAATCCCTAGACTGCATGATGTAACCTTTAAAAATGCGTCTAAAATACATTAAAATATTTGACATATATATTATAATATTATAATATAATGTTTTGAATATAGTTCATTTAATCCAAAAATTTTGTCGGGCAGCTTGGTTTGCCCGGCTTTCAAAAGGTTTTCATAATGGAAAAAGTTAATTTAAACGCTGAATTCTCAGAAGATGGCACATACATAAGAAAAAACAGTCTTCCTACCAAAAAAGTTAAACCGGTTGAAGTTAAAGAACCTGTAGAAGTACAGGAAGTTCAAAAGCCTTTAAATGTTAAATTCATAAGTGATAATGAATTCTACCTTAATGGAAAGCATATAATATTTGATAAATGGAAAGTAAAAACGAGGTCTGAACTTGCAAACTGCAAGACATTCATTGACCGCCGAAATGTTCTAGTTTATAACAATCTTAAAGAAAAAGTGCCGTTGGATTCTGAAGAATTCAATTATGTATTATATAAGATTAGAGATTATTCATTTAAGCAACCGATTAAATACACTTTTACATGCTCTGAATGTGGAAAGGAATATGAAGTTGCTTATGATTTAGCTGATTTATACCGTGGCTGCAACGGTTATTCGGAAGATCGTGAGTTCACCCATGAAATTGACGGTAAAACTGTTAAGATGGTATTTACCCATCTTTCCGAGAAAGATTTTCCAGAATACGAAAATGTAATTGCCAATGAGGGTGATGAGTTTAATATATTACTGATTGATTTTATATATCATATTAAATCTATAAATGATGTTATTATAGAAGACCGTAATAAATTAAGAGATGAACTTGAAAACTGGAACTCAGATGTTTTTGAGATATTTTTTAATGATTATAATTCAATCAAATTCTATGTAGATACAGTAAACAAGGTTAAATGCCCTCACTGTTTGAAATCTGAGATATTTAACTTTGATGAATTTCCTAACTTCTATCCTAATTCGTGGAGTTTGTGATTCTTGAATAGATTAAGGAAAGGCGATTAAATTGAAACGGATTTTGAAAATTATTGAATGTATCGAATTTGACGAACACAGTAAAACTGTGTCGTTTTCAAAATATTGACCATATGTGTTTTAAAGTAATCGTTCACGAAGGATTAACAATGGAAAATATTGAATCACAAGATGTTACAGCATACTCTCTATACAGCGTTCAGCAAAAAGAGAGGACAAAAATTAATCCGTTAAAGGATTTGTACCCGGATTTACCTTGTAAAAAATATGCTGTTATATATGCAGATCCGCCATGGGATTATGGTGGCAAAATGCAATATGACAAAACTATCATAAAAGATGAGAATGTGGGTTTTAAGAAAAAAATTTTTATCAGTTCCGCGGAATTTAAATATCCAACGTTGAAGTTAAAACAACTAAAGGAACTTAATATCTTGTCAATAGCTGAGGACGATTGCATCCTTTTTATGTGGACAACCGGACCTCAAATGGCGAACGCAATTGAGTTAGGTGAATCGTGGGGTTTTGAATACAAAACTATTGCTTTTGTTTGGGATAAAATGGTTCATAATCCCGGACGTTATACGTTAAGTCAGACAGAATTTGTACTAGCCTTTAAGAGAGGAAAGTTTCCTCAACCGAGAGGGGCAAGAAACATAAGACAAATGGTGCAAGTTCATCGTGGAGAACATAGTGTAAAGCCAGCTGAGGTTATTGATGGTATAACTAAAATGTTTCCTGAACAAAATAAAATAGAATTGTTTGCAAGAAATAATTATATCGGTTGGGATAATTGGGGGCTAGAGATTCCTGAAAGTAAAATAGAAATTATAACCGGGGTACTAAGTGCGGCTAGTGTAAGCTAAATTTATTCTAGGCATGATGAGAACGCAAGTGACTTCCTTGCCATTGCATCAAGATATACAAAATTGCAAATGCTAAATGAGGAATAACAATTTTGACGTTGCTCTCAAAATTATGATTTTTTATTTAAAAAATATAAATATAATAAAAAAGGTTTTTTAAATATGAAAAATTGTAATTGTGACTGTCATGAGATTCCGGCGGACAGAAAATATATTTTAATGAAACCGCTGAATTTAAAACATCGGACATTACCGGTTGGAACTATTATCACAGGACCGATAAATCCAATCTGGTTTGAAGATAATATTGTTAAAGTCTATAAAGGAAATGTAAAACCTTTATCGCTGGAAGATATTATACAGACTTCGGTTGATTATGATATCAGAATCGAAAACGATAAAGATATTATAATTTCGGAATACATGGAAGATGCAAATAACATCGAAATTGAAACTGAAAAACCTTATAATAAATGCCATAATCATAAAAAGTGTGATTGCTGTAACAAAAAATGCTGCTGCAAAGCTAAAAATATTGACAACTCGAATGCAATTATATACGATGTAGGTGAAGCATCGAGAGTGGCACTTGAAGAAAAGGCATTTATCGAAAAATTGCGTATGAATACTGAGCATCCCGGCGGCAGTATTCTTAAGAAGAAAAGTTTGTATTAAATAGAGGAAACATTAAAATGCGTAAAAATTTTGGCGAATTCGGCAACACAAAGGGTTATCGTGATACTATGTCTATGCGCCGTAAGGCAAGACTTCATGAAGAAGAACTGACCTTGCAGGAAAAGATTGAAAAAATCTGTAATGATAAAAAACTGTTCAAGGAAAACTTCTGGAATCTCCGTCTTTCTGAAGTATATATTGAATGCGGTCAGGATTTAAAAGAATATGCCGATGACACTGAATGGTGGGGTGAAAAATTCTTCCAGTTCGTTTTAAAATCATTAAAAGACAATAATGAAAATAACGAACCATTAACACATGGCGATATAGACTGTTATTATCTGTTTGATAATGAAGATTACGATGCATCACTGTATACATTCTATAATGAAAACGATTGGATTGAAGCAGTTCGTGAAATGTGCTGTGATAAGGAAATCTGGGATTACGACAATGAGTACATTGTTGATGATGAAGATGAACTGATTCTTGAATAAGATTTTTGTCCCTCTCTCATTTTTATATGGGGGGGGGTATTAAATTATAAAAAAGGAAAAATACAATGAAAAAGAGAAACGGAATTAATATTGATGATGAATTAGAAAACATCATCGATACGTTAGATGGTCTTGATGCAGATGAGTTAGTAGTTATTGCTGATCATATATATGTTTTGCTTGATGATGAATCTATAGCATTTTATGCATCTTTTACTGAATATCTAGCAAACTATATTGACAGATTAGATAAGAGAGCAATCGACTTCATTTGGAGTAGTTTATTTGGTTCACCAGATCCAATTGGTAAATACTGGGATGACCCTTGTTATCAAGATGATGAGAAAGATCTTGGTTTACGATATGCAGATGAAGAAACATTGATTAAAATCATAACTAAACGTATTAAAAAATTCGTTAATAGCAGAGAATTTAACGAAAAAACGTTTAAAGAGATTGTTGATTATTTGCGAAATTATTAAAAATCACAAATCAATAACTTCTAAAAAATCACTTTTCAAATGCTTACACGGAATTCAAAAATTCCGTGTATGTTACTTTATGCTTTCCCGAAATTCCCCCTTTTGCACAAATTTAATTATACCGAGATTTTTAGCGGTGTTCCCAACACTTCAAACATTCTGGCTAAATCGTTTAATGATGTTGTTTTATTTAATTTTAATTTATTAGACAAATTTGCGAAAGATATATTTAACTTATTTGCAAGATCTGTTTTTGTAATTTTTAAATCATACATTAAATTATTAAGCATAAATTTAAGTGCTAAATCATAATCAAGTTTAAGATTATAGTTACCATGTTCATAAGCTTTTGAAACAGGTACTTTTCTTTTTAATGCTATATCTGCTTTGAACATATCAATAATACAACTTTTCGCCATTTTTTCAGCGTCTTCTAAAGAGTCTCCTTCTGTAAAGTAATAATCATCGGTTTCCAGATCTTCAATAGTTGCTGAATAACCGCCATCATCCAAAGCTTCATATTTCACGTTAAAATACAAAAAACTATTCAATTCCATTTTGACAAACTCCAACTTTCAGAAAAAGTATTAATTTTCAGGTTTCACCCCAAAATTCACTAATTGTATTGAGATTGCACATGAACCACAACAAAAATCATTAAATATATTTAACTTACACGGAATTTAAATATTCTGTGTATGTTACTTTATGATTTCCCGAAATTCCCCCTTTTGCAGCATTGAAGTCTAGTTTGATTGCTTTATCATTGAATGCATAACCCTCGGAAATGTACAAAGGCACGTTGAAACGTTCTTTAAACATTTTGATAAACTTATCATAATCTAAACTGTGTTGATATTTTGCGGTGTTCTTATATGGTGGGTCAATATATACTACAGAATTAGAATCTATATCAAGATTGAGCATTTCAAATACATCGGAATGATAGCATTTCAAGCCTTTCATGCAAAATGCAAGGGCATTGACACGGCTAAACAACTCATTTGGTGATGGTTGCATCGGATTAACTGGGCTTTTACGGTTGCTTGTTTCAGTTGGTTGCCAGTATGAACGGAAAGAACTCGTTATCCAATGTTCAGAGTTTCTTGTTATCTGTTTTCCCCCGAAAGATGCTGCTTGCAATATTGTATATAATTCCGCTTCATGCTCGATAGGCTTTTTAATCAGATTTTCAAAATATTCTTTATATTCAAATTTATCTTCCGGCAAATCATCAATATACTGTCTAAACAGTTCAATATTGAATGTTCCAGAGCCTATTGCATTCCAGAAAACACCCCAAGAACTTGCATCACACATAATAATATTTTCAGGTTTCACCCCAAAATTCGCCAATTGTATTGAAATTGCGCCCGAACCGCAACAAAAATCATAGAACTTTGTTCTATCATCTGCATTTTCAATCAAAATTTCACAAATTTGCTTTGCAAGACGCTGTTTTCCGCCTTGATATGAGCATGGTGGCAGTAATTTCATTAAAAATTCCTAAAAATATTAATTATTAATATATATTATATATATAAAACTATAAAAATAAAATTTTCTATTAAAAAATATCTGTTTTCAAGTACATTTCAGTGGGGAAAAGTGGGTTTAAGTGGAAAACTGCTCAAAATGGCAATAAACTTTTGAGGTTTTGAAATAGTTTATTGCTAGTTTGAGGGGGTTTCTAGGGTTTTAACTGCATAGAGCAAGGCTCTTTAGTCTTAAAGAACCACAAAAAGTTCTGAAACATGCTCAAAGTGTTAATAAACTTTTGAGGTTTTGGAATAGTTTATTGCTAGTTTGAGGGGGTTTTTGAATGATTTTAACCACTTGTAAGATACTAGAACATGGTTCTTGATGGTTACAGACCTTAAAAGTGGCTCAAAATAGCGATAAACTATTTAAGAATCGCAAAGGTTTATTGCATGTTTGGGGGTGTTTTTGAAGTTTTGTTGATTTTGAATGCTGTTTTGAGGTCTTGAACCGGTTCAAAGTGATTACAGATTGATGTTAATACTGCTTGAAAACATTCAAATGTGCATGAAAAATAATTTTTTGTATAAATACTATATATAATAATTATAATAAATTAATAAAAATCTTATATAAAAAGGAATAAAAATTATGATTTTAACAAATACTGGTGTATTAAAACTTATGCAACGCATTAAAAGTTTTATAACATCTCAACTCAATACAAAAGCTAATAGTGTTCATACGCATTCAATCTCTGAAATAGATGATTTATCCAGCCTACAAATGGGGGGGGGGTACACTAAAAGTGAAGTTGATACCCTTTTAAACGGTAAATCAGATACTTCTCATACTCATACTAAATCTCAAATAACAGATTTTCCGTCATACGGAACAACTGCAAATACAATTTGTGAAGGTAATGATTCAAGATTAAGTGATGCTAGAACCCCTACATCACATACCCATACGAAAAGTGAAATAACGGATTTTCCTAGTTTAGCTACAGTAGCTACATCTGGAAGTTATAATGATTTAAGTAACAAACCTACAATTCCAACTGTCAATAATGCTACTCTTAAAATTCAAAAGAATGGAACTGACGTTAAGACGTTTACTGCTAATGCTAGTTCAGATGTTACTTGTAACATAACTGTCCCTACTAAAGTTTCTGAATTGACAAATGATAGCGGATTTTTAACCTCACATCAATCGTTATCAAATTATTCCACTTTAGCTAATACAATTAAATCATTATCAATAAGTGGAAAAACAATAACTTACACAAAGGGTGATAATACTACAGGTACTTTAACAACTCAAGATACAACTTATAGTAATTTTGTTAAATCCGGTAGCGGTGCTAAAGCCGGTCTTGTACCAGCACCTAGCACAACCGCCGGAACAACAAAGTATTTAAGGGAAGATGGTACATGGCAAGTACCACCTGATCACACTTATACAGTTAATAACGCTACTTTAACTATTCAGAAAAACGGAACGACAGTTAAGACATTTACAGCTAATGCTAGTTCAGATGTTACTTGTAACATTACAGTTCCAACTAAAACATCGGAATTGACAAATAATTCAGGATTCCTAACATCACATCAAAGTTTATCTAATTATTCCACTTTAGCTAATACAATTAAATCATTATCTATAAGTGGAAAAACAATAACTTACACAAAGGGTGATAATACTACCGGAACTTTAACAACTCAAGATAATAATACTTGGACTGCGATGAAAGGTGCCACTAGTTCATCCAATGGTTCAGTAGGTTATGTTAATGCTGTCCCACCTAAAGATGGTTATAACACTAAATATTTAAGGGCAGATGGTACATGGCAAGTACCACCTGATCACACTTATACAGTTAATAATGCAACTTTAACAATTCAGAAAAACGGAACGACAGTTAAGACATTTACTGCTAATGCTAGTTCAGATGTTACTTGTAATATTACAGTACCAACAAACACAAATCAATTAACTAATGGTGCAGGATTTATAACAAGCGCAATAAAAGAGGGTAGTATTAGTGACTCTGGTTGGTGTTTGTTATATGGAGATTTACTAATCCAGTGGGGGTCAGTGGTTTTTGATGGTCAGGGTACGCATACTTTTAGTAAACCTTTTTCCAACAAACCTTTTGTTGTTATGAATTATGGGGACACCTCTGCTTATGATGCACCATGTACAATAATGAACGAATCGACAACTAAAACTTATTTCTCCGCTCGTAATCACAACGCAGCAGGAGGATGGCGATGCAATTGGATAGCTATTGGTAAAAAGGGGTATTGATAAATGTATTCAATAAATCAAATATTTACAAATGATGAAGATTACACTAATAAAGCAAATTGGTGTAATGAAAATGGTTGTTATATCGACGAAATTGAACCATTAGAAGATGGAACTAGACAATTTCAAATTAAAGCACCTCAAGAACCTACACAAGAAGAACTTGTAAGGCGGAGAATTGATGAAATTAAAGTTAAAGTTCAGAATGTGTTAGATGCTAAAGCACGAGAATTGGAATACGACGATGGTTTTACTTTAGCAACATATGCAACATCTACTAACGAAAGGTATAGGAATCAAGCAAATCAATTTATCGCATGGAGAGATAATATGTGGGATAAATGCTATGAAATTTTAAATGCATTTAAAGCTGGTGAAATTGAAATGCCTACTGTTGAATATGTGTTAGAAAGATTACCTAATTTGGAGTGGGAAGAATGACAGATTAACAGTACTTGAAGAACTTTTTAAACAATATATTACTAAATAATTAAAAACGCCGACATAAATTGTCGGCTTAAATATGTCAGAAAGTCAAATCTATAGACACGTCATCAATTCAACCAGACATGCACTCATATTAAGGTATTTATCCCTTGCGAATGCAGATTGATATTGATATTTAGATAATACACAGATTGCTTGAGGAACATTCTTAAACATATCAATTCTTTTATAAAGATATTCAATCATAGATTCAGGATTTGAAAGACTGTTAACTTCCTGTAACATCTGCATATAATCTTTATTGCGTAAGGTATTCATTACGGATTCAAAGTTAGATGATTGTATTTTACCATCAAAAGACTTTTCCTGAATAAACTGCTGTAACATTTGAATCATACCACGGATTGACGGATATTGCGCTCTTATAATCTCAGCAAGGTTTCTATCGGTGTTTTCCGTAAGTGGAATGTTTTCAGATGTTAGAATGAACTTCATCTTTTTAAGGATTTCAGGAACAATCTCACGTTTATCAAAAGCGGCAAAGTCAAAATTCTGCAAACGGTTCAATAACGGTTCGATGATTTTAGTTTTATAGTTGCCGGTGAAAATGAATGAGCAGTTAGATGAAAATTCATCAAGAAAACCACGGAATGCGGCCTGTGCATCGGGTGTTATGTGATCACAGTTATGAGTTACAATACCGTTTCTGGTTAAAAAGGTATGATTCTTATCAACACAAAGATTTATAACATGTTTTTCTTCAAGTTTTATAATAGATTTAATCTTTATATGATCATAAAAGTCTAAATCATCTTTCCATCGGCAGATAACTTCATCATTTAATGATAAACCGTTATCAATACTTAATTCTTTAAATTTATTACCACCGATAACAATAAACGGATGATTTGAAGTAGCATGGATTTTTCTACCGTCAACGAGCGTTACTTCATATACAGTGTCATACTTATCACTTATAATCTGACATGTATCATGTTCAAGTTTACCATTTTTTAAATTGAATGATAAACAGTCATATTTTGTCGCTTTTTCTAAATCTTTTAATGCTACATACTTTTCTTTGCCGTTTTCGAGTAAAATCACTTCTTCATTTTCCTCAAGGCATTCATCCATAACCACAATCTTAGGGTTGCCGGACAATGAACATGTACTTGCAAACTGAAATATTTTAGTTCTAAGAACTTCAATACCTTTTTCAAGTGATGCATTTAAGAACATGGCTTCTGCATTCATACTCTCTATAATAGCTTTTGCAGTACATGATTTACCTAATCCGGGGGTACATGACCAAAAGCCTAGATTCGGTAATTGCTGTTTTTGAATAGCATCAATTAAAAACTGTTTTGTTGATGATGGCAGTATAACATCTTCAATTGTTTTCGGTGTATACTTTTCAAACCAAACGCTAGATTCCATAAAAATTCCTTATCAAAAATTCACAAATTGAATTGTACTTGTTTTTTGAATAATTGTCAATCACTGGAATGTAAAATATGTCTACGAATAAAGATATCCTTATCACAGATTTCATTTTTACATTTTTCGATAACCTTTTTCGTTTCCTCTATAATATCAGATAAACCGCAATCATTGCAAAGTTCTTTAATGCTTTTATCAGCAATCTCAAAATCTTTAAAGAGTTTAATAACAATTGCAGTATCAAGGTATTTAACATAATCATAAGGTATTCCGGTAGGCTTAAAATCAGTACTGAAATCATAAGCATAGATTGAACTCAAATCATTACATGTATAGTTTGCACATACTGTATTGTCTAAATACTGTATTTTATTCTTGAAATACCAGTTGATAAAATCTAATTCTGGATTTAATAGATCATCTGGGCATGTTTCAAGGAACTGTTTAAATTCATGTCTATATATATGAAATCCCTTTGTAAATATAATACTTGAAGAAAGATATGTTTCAGCACGTATAGATAGATATTTTCTAGCATAAAGTCTATAGTATTCTGAGCATTGTTCGCCTTGATAATCTCGAACTCCGGCAAGAACAATGCCGTTTTGAATCTTTTCAGATGTTTTATCGGATATTTTCAAGGTTTCAAATACAGGTTTTAAAGATTTTAAACAGAATAATGAATATGATATATAGCATATATAAGAATTTTTAAATTTTTTACTGAACTCAAAGAATTTGAAAATCATAAGATAACGATTGCAGTTTAGTTTATATTTTGAGGATTTCAAGTCTTTTAAATCTTTAATTATGAATCTGGGATCATGTTCTAAAAAATCGATCTTATAATAAGAATAGATGTAAAACTTGAAATCATAAACATTGACTTTTGAAAACTGCAGTATCGAGAGTTTGAAAAAGTTAAAATCATCATCCGGCAATACCACACTAAAATATATTATATTCATATATTATTCCGTATTGTTAAAGAACAAAAAAGGCTCTCTGCAAAGCAAAGAGCCTTAAACTAAAGGTATTATGTTAACGTTTCAATATTAACACATTATTTTAAAAAATCAAATACTTTTTATAAAAAAAAAATGGGATTCTAAAAGAATCCCCAAAAACTAAAAGACGAAAAATTGTACATTTCATATAGTATCAACTTTAAAACAGTATGTCAACAAAAAAGGTTCTTAAAAATTAAAAAATTTTTAAGAACCAAAGACATTTAAATATGAAAGAAAGTATTATATATTATATATAAAATTTTCTACTTTGCAAGCAAAAATGCAATACATATTGAGCATAAATCAACTACAGTCTGTTTATTGATATTTCCAGTCAATAATGATTTACCTTTCATTACTCCGTTTGATAAAAGTTTCTGTTTTGAATGTTTTTCATTCATTAACTCAATACAGTTTCCTCTTATATGATTTATAATATTATCCATATCATATATAGAATTTTCTAAATCATTCATGTGCTTCTCCTAATTTAGATAAATCAATATCCGGTTCAATCACAGTCTGTTCATTTTTAACAAGCGGTTGAACACGGTCGTTCAGATCTGCATATCTGCATAATGCTTTCAATTTTGAAATTCTTGAATCTGTTATAGTAGATGTATATACATTTGCTCTATGCCATTCATTCATTGAGATCATTGATGGATTGAAAGTAGGACATTGAGTAGTACTGAACCATTGATACAGCACACATACCGGCTTTTCAGAATCAACTCTAGGTCTTTTAATTCCTTCAACTACATAAATGAATACTTTATTATCCGAGTTTGGAAATTCATGATTCCAGCAATCAGTTACTTGAACAAACTGAGGGTCGGGAATTTCAACACTTGCATCATTTGCAGATTTAACAAGTTTCCATTCTTTGCCGTTTGAATCATGAAATGATGATAGCATTTCAAAATCTTTTAACTGCCTTAAACCAAGTCCAGATACATTTTTCTTTTCCTGAGGTGCAGCAACAGGATTCTTTTGAATATCGTTTGATGCCATAGGTGCAGGAATTTGATTGTTCATACCGGTACTAAGATTTTGTGAAATGCCGTATGCATAAGGATTATAATATGGATTTGTATTTATCATTTTTTAAAATTCCTTAAAAAATTAAAAACTTAAAAACTTAAAAACTTAAACTTTCTGTGTCATTTCATGTATTTTGTAAAACATACATTTACATGCGCATGCAAGGTGACATAGATTCATTTTACATTCATTGTATTTTTTATTCTGCAGATCTGTATTAACTTCGATAAACTCCATATTTAAAATTCTAAACCATTCAGATAATGAATCCCCATAACTTTTCCAAGTTTCCGGCTTATGTTCGCAAACATCGTTAAGGCATTTAATGAAATCATCTGTTTCATGTTCATGTTCCGGTGATATAATCAAACCCTCATTTAAAATGAGTTCTTTGTTGTTGCTTTTTGATTCAGGTACTTTAAATGTATAGATAACCATTTTAATCTCCTATTGAAAAGATGACCCTTTCGAGCCATCTAAAATCCATATTATAATTCTGTATTAACCGGCTGCAGCGGTTGTTTTAAGCTGTTCAATCAAGTATGCAGTCTGTGCATTCTGTGAGTTCTGGAAACCGATTTGTGCAGTTAAGGCGGCATTCTGTGCCTTTGCATCTGCGAGAGCCATGGTAATAGCTTCAGTTTGGATCTGACGCTGTAATTCACGGTTCTTGCAACCTTCCTGTTCAATCTGTCTTGACAGTTCACAGCACTGATTCTGCATCTGTGCGGCAAGTCTTTGTGTATTTAACTGATTTTCATAACCCTGTGTGGTTATAGAATTATTCAATACTCCTACACCGCTATTAATTGCATTTGTGGTAACACAGAAACCTTGCTGAACGGTATTACCAACATCTTTAATGCTGTTCTGCAAGCCGAAAGTATTCTGCATATTATTGATATTGGCTGCATTGATGGATTCAGCAAGCTTGCCGGTGGAATTGCAGATTGAACTCTGAATACCAAACGTATTCTGCATCTCATTAACACTTGCAGCATTTACTGCATCGGTAATTCTTGCACCGGTTGCCCCGATTGCAGACTGCAGTCCGAAACTGTTTTGAAGATTTGAGATGTTTGCACCGTTGATTGCATTGATAGTATTTGAATCGTTTTCATGAATTGCATTGGTAATTGCATCACCTGTTGAATTGATCAGATTGCCCATGAACATATTCTGATTTGAGGCATTCTGCAATACACTCATATTCGTTGCGGTTACAGCATCATTTAAATGACTGATATCATTATCAATGCCTTGTAACACACCGGTATCATATCCTATACCGCTTGGATAGTTTCGGTTATTTCCCCATCCCCAGTTGCCGTTCCACATGTTTCCGATAATCAGACCCCCAAGAAAGCCAGCACCTAAACCTAAACCGGGAACCCCATTATCATCAATTATTGTTCTTGAAATATCATCAGACATTTTTTAATCTCCTAGTTTTTAAAATAAAAATGAATTGCTAAAACTCTGTTTTTAGCTGTTTGTAATTATTGAAAAAACATGGATTTTAAAGGGTGAAATGTATGATGTAGATCACACAATTTAAGGTGTTTTTGCCAAAATTAAAATTCTTTGAGCCGCATCATGGATTTTTCATTATTTTTGATGTATAAATATAAATATAATAAAGTGAACACTCCCCAAGGTGGGGTGTGATAAGTTAAAAGGAAATTTTAAAATGCTTAGAAGAACCCCAAGATTTTTAAGAGAATCAAAACGTACAGCACAGCCTAAAAATGCAAGAGGATTGAGAAGAATCATTTTAAATACTATTAAAAAAGAAGGTCCAGAATGTGATTTAAACTTCATTGATACATCTCTTGTTACGGATATGAGTTATCTCTTTTATGATATAGATGATTTTAATTGTGATATTAGCGAATGGGATGTTTCAAATGTTAAAGATATGAATCATATGTTTGACAATGCAGATTCATTTAATGGTGATATCAGCAAGTGGGATGTTTCAAACGTTAGAGATATGAGTTACATGTTTTATGGTGCAAAATCTTTCAATCAACCTTTAAATGATTGGGATGTTTCAAACGTTAGAGATATGAGTTATATGTTTGACGGTGCAAAATCTTTCAATCAACCTTTAAATGATTGGGATGTTTCAAACGTTAGAGATATGAGTTATATGTTTTGTGATGCACGTTCATTTAATCAACCTTTAAATGATTGGGATGTTTCAAATACTATAGAGAAAAATAGTACAATACATATGATTAATATGTTCCTCGGTGCAAAATCTTTCAAGCAGTCGTTAGATGACTGGGCAATTTATAAAGAAGTTGAAGGTGCATCCACATGGAGCATAGATAGAATTCTTTCATTATAGTATTAGTAACTGTCTATAAATAACTTGTTCATAACAAGTAAATTATAGCTTTTGCATAGTCTAAGTGATTTCATTGAAAGATGAATGAACTACGTTATGAGAGAATGATTTTATGAAAATAAAATTAAATAGTTACCTTCGGATGTTCATCTAGTCTGAAGCTCTAAGGTGTATGATTAAACAGTCGGTATTGCTGACAGTGTTGTACACAACAAACCTCTCAATAACTTTGACGAAGGTGTTTTAACCAGTTTTGTAGTATCTGAATGTGTGCCAATTTAAAAACTACAACCCTTTTAATAAGGAAATTTTAATGGATTATATTGTATATGTAATAAGTAAAGATGGTAAACCACTTATGCCGATTACTCGGCGTGGTAAGGTAAGACATTTATTGCGTGATAAAGCCGCAAAAATCGTTAATTATCGACCTTTTACTATTCAATTAACAACGGAGACACGACATGAAGTAGATGAGGTTACTTTAGGTATTGATACTGGATATATGCATGTTGGATTATCAGCTACAACAAAAAATCATGTTCTTTATGAAAGTAAAAATGAATTAAGGAATGATTTAGTTCAAAACATAAAAGCTAAAAAACGTGCTAGAGTGTTTAGACGTTCAAGAAAATTAAGATATAGAAAACCTAGATTCTTAAATCGTAAACGTCATAAAGGATGGTTGCCGCCATCAATTAAAAGTCGTTTAGATTGCCATTTGAATTTGGTTGCAAAAGTACACAAGATTTTGCCGATTAGCAAAGTTGTTGTAGAAGTTGCAAAATTTGATATTCAGAAAATAAAAAATCCTGATATAAAAGGTGTTGAATATCAACAAGGGGAACAATTAGGTTTCTGGAATGTACGTGAATACGTTTTAGATAGAGATAATCATACATGTCAATGCTGTAAAGGAAAATCGGGAAGTGATATATTAGAAACTCATCATATAACCCCAAGGAAAAATGGTGGTTCTAATGCACCTAGCAATTTAGTTACTTTATGTAAACCATGTCATGACGATCTTCATGCACATAATAAAACTTTAAATATTGAAATAGATAATACATCATATAAAGCTGAAACTTTTATGAGTATTTTAAGAAAGTATCTAGTTATAGGACTTAGAGAAAAGTATGATAATGTAAAATGCACTTATGGTTTTATAACTAAATATACAAGGATTAAAAATCACTTAGAGAAAGATCATAATATCGATGCTAGATGTATTTCGGGGAATCCATTGGCAAAGCCAAATGGCGAAGTTTATATAGTTAAAAAAGTAAGATGTCATAACAGACAGTTACATAAGTTTAAAACATCAAAAGGTGGAAAAAGAAAGGTTAATCAATCACCTTATATAGTACATGGGTATAGACTGTTTGACACTGTTATTTTTAATGGTAAAATATGTTTTGTTTATAGTAGAAGAACAAGTGGTTCTTTCCTTATTAAAGATATTGATGGTAATACAATTTCCGAAAATATTACTTATAAAAAGTTAAAACTCGTTGAAAAACGAAAAGGGTGGATTTTTGATGTCAAAAAATCTTAAGTTATGAACAAGTTATTTATAGACTATTCCTTATGTTCATAAAGATTAAATTTTAACAAATATTTTAACTCAATTTCAAAATCTGTGTTCTTGAACACAGATTTTTCATTATTTTTGATGTATAAATATAAATACAATAAAGTGAACACTTCCCCAAGGTGGGGTGTGATAGATTAAAAGGAAAAATTTAAAATGCTCAGAAGAAGAACCCCAAGATCCTTAAGAGAACGTATGAACGAAAGCAGATTTGATAATTACAGAAACCGCAGACGCATCTATGAGTCATCTGAGGTTGATGATTTCATTGAAGATATTGAAAAATCATACAAAAAGTATTTCCCTAAATCATTAATAAATATACGCAAAACAGACATTCTTGGTAGTAAAGATATAACTGTTGCTTGCTATCTTGCAAAAGATGAATCAGAAGTTCCGCATAGGATTCTTGATAATGATACATTCCATATAAAGTTTTGCATTGAAAATTTAAAAAATTTTAATGATTTACCAGATGTTATGATGTTAGAATGGTATCATAAGTCAATTATGTTAAAGCCATCTGATGATTTCTATTATTGTGATTTTAAACAGTTGCCGTTCAGAAAAACTAAAGGTGATGCAGTTAAGATTCTCAAAACTCTCGATAGATATTTCAAGTTGTTGAAAGATACTTTAATCAAAGAACTTGAAAACGATAATATACATGATGATCGTATTGATATAGTAAAATCAAAAATCTAAAATATTTTTAACTCAATTTCAAAATCTGTGTTCTAGGACACGGATTTTTTATTATTTTTGATGTATAAATATAAATAATAAAAACATTCATCGCTATTGATTAATTAAAAGGAAAAATTTATGTTACGTAAAAGAAACCCTCGCAGAATTTGCGAATCTGAAAAGTTGTACTACTGTGTGAATAGATACGAAACCCGCAATCGTATTAAAGAATATGATCTGCTTGATGCTATTGAAAAACACAAAGCATGTGATAACGGTTCAAGCAGTGTAACTGTTGAAGAAGGCAACGTTAAAAGTTTAAATAGACTTATCAATGGTTTCAAAAAGCAGTATTCGTCTGAATATGAAAAAGGCACTTTGTACGAGTATGAACTTGATATTTTCACTCTTGATGAAAATGACGAACCCGATGAGTGCATTGAAACATATCTTTCAGATTTCAAAGTTGAAAATCTTCCTGATTCTTGCATCGTTGAATTGATGCTCCGTGACAGAAAGATTTCAAATGTTTATGACAGATATGATTTAGAAACCGATTTAAACATCGAATATCCAGACGGACTTCCTCAGAAAATTGAGGATGAGTTCGATGATAATCCTGATGCTGAATACTTCTACTATGATGGACGCAGAATTCAGGCAATCGATGATGTTTATGATTATTATGTTAACTTTGCCGGAAGTCCGGTTATTAAACTGTAAACAAATTTTTAATTTGAATTAAAAAATCTGTGACGTATGCCACAGATTTTAATATTATAGTAATATATAATAAAAGCATTAAACAACATTGAAGGAACAATCATGTATAGACGGATTTATGAAAGCAACACCATAGCAGAATATTTGAAAGATCATGGGTACAATAGAACAAAAGTAACCGTTCGCAAAAAAGGCGATGCTTATTATTGCACCATTAAAGATATCAATATTGAAGAAAAAACAATTATTGATTTAGTGAAACGTTTTGAAAAAATTCACTATGATGAATATTCCGGTGAAATTTTAAGCGGTGGCAATACATATGTATTCGTTGATTATGATGATAAACTCATTGACAAAATATATGACAAATATGGTGATAAGGCTCTTAAAGCTATCAAATCAGCATTAAAGAACTTAGGACATTATGTTTCAGTTGGTGATGGTTTAGAGATTGCATATCCTATAGATCCAAAGCTTGAAAGACTTGATGCAGATGATGTACATTTAGGAACTGTATATGGTCGTGGCACTTTAGCCAATAATTATTTGATGAAATATAAAGGCAAAGAAAAAGACCTAAATTCCGGTCTAAATGATGAATTGCCTATTTTAATGGCTAAACTCGGTATCAGTGAAAAGAGATTTTCAAGGGAATCAACGAGTTTAACTGAAAGCCGTTCACGCAGATTGTGTCGTAATCCACGTATTTCAAGAAGAATTGATAGATAATTTATCATTTTAAAGCATGATATTGTCCTCAAATCTGTGTTGAAAAACACAGATTTTTATTTTCTATTAAAAATCCATGTTAAAAATTATTTTTATATATTATATATATAATATATTAATAAAAATAATAAAAATCATTCTTAAATCATCATTTTTGGCTAAAAACCGGAATTTTAATGTGTTTTTAATGCTAGAAAGGCATTTAATATATCAAAATTGAGTGAAAATACGGATTTTTAATGTGTTTTTAATGCAGATATCAATGAGAGTAGTTCAACTATGACTGAACTTCTTAAAAATGCCATTGAGTCATTCAATTTCACAAATTTAGATAAAATCTGTGACGTATGCCACAGATTTTATTTTTCAATTATTTAGAAGTCTGTTCCAAGGCTTTCAAACGTTCTTCAAGTTTGTTTAAACTTTCAGTGTATTGCTGCATTTGCTGTTTGAGCCGTGCGTTTTCTCTGCGGAGATATGCACATTCAATCGCATAAACTTCTGTGTATCTTAGGCTGTAATGTTCAGATGCATCTCTTATGACTTTTGTTTCTTTAGTTGTTGTTCCATCATCTTGAGTTACTTCGACTTCTTCTGTCCTTTCAGGGTATTCTTTATAAAGAAAAACAACGTTATAAGATTTTTAAATTTTCTTATAACGTTGTTTTAGGTATTTTAAAATATTTAATCTTCCCAGTTTAAAATTGTCTTTAATATGTTTTAGCATTTTATTTATCATATAAATAAATATATATTAAAAATAATTTTTAAACAATTTCTAATACAAGGTTAAAAACATGGAAAAGTCTGAAGAATTACAAAATCTCATCGACAATAACAATGTTTATTTTTATGATAAAATTCGTGAAGATAAACGTATAGTGAAATTTACCGAATCATATGAAGTAGCAGAGCAACTAGGCTGGGCTGATAATTATGTCGCAATTTCGGAAACAGAAGAAGGATATGACGGTGTATATCTTAAAGGTTATGCGGCAGAAAAACCATTAAATATATCTATAGACGAAAAACACGCCGAGTTAAAAAATGAATTAAAGAGACGCAGAGAATCTTTAAAAGTTTCGTATAATAATGATTTATTTGATGCAAGTGAAAGCGCTCAAAATAATATGAATACCTTAATGGGATTATTTAATTTAGGTGCTAAAACTGTCCGGATAAGATCTTCTAACGAAGCAACACACACTTTAAATCAGGAACAGTGTACAGAATTGTCTTTAATAATGGTTAATGCCGTTCAAAATTTATATTCACAATATTGGAATATAAAAGACGCTTTGTATAAATGCGAAACTCTAGAAGAAATTGAAAAATTAGATTGGTAATGTAAGGAATAGTCGATAAATAACTTGTGCATAGAGTATTAAAAGTTTCTTAAAACATGGTAGCTTGCATTGTTAAAAATATAAATAATATTTAGAAAATGTGATATATATCACATTTTAATGCTTGACATAACATCTTAAATGTTTTAAGATTATACTAATAATATTAAACGGTGTTAAACTGTTTAACGGTGAAATAAACAGTATAATTGATAGTAATAGTGGAATCACTGGAAGAAAGAAACTGTGAAGTTTTCGGTTATGCTAATTATTTCATTGAAAAAAGAACTCAGGGTGTAGGGACTGAGTTCCTCTGTGAAAATAGAGTCTTTAGGTTAAGTTCGCATTTAATGTTTAATTAATTGCCCGCTTAAATATATGCTGGATGGCAGATTGTTTACAACTTTTTGTGCTATGCACAAGTTATTTGTAGACAGTTCCTAATAATTGAAAATGCAATCCGATAGCGCAATCTTGAAATTTTCTTCGCTCATCACATTCGAAAAGATATACAGGGAATATGGAATTTGCTAAAGTTGTGAACTACCCCACCCCATGAAGGGGTGTGGCTTTCATTAAATAACAGTTTACCAGACTAAGTTTAGAGAAATCTAAGCTACGATGTTAAGGTCATGCTACCTTTGGTTGACGCATCAGATCAATGCTCTAGCATCTTAAAAAACTGATAAGGTTGATGTAATAAATGCCTTACGATAAGATATGTTAAGCCTTAACGTCATTGTCGAGATGAAGTCGGATTTTAATTGTGGTAACAGCAATTAAATACGCACAACTAAGTTTTAGGACTTTGGATTATATTCTTAAGGAATAATTATGTATTTAGTATACGTAAAATCTAAAAATGGAAAACCCTTAATGCCTACAAAAAGGTTTGGTAGGGTTAGAAAGCTGTTAAAAGAGGGAAAAGCAAAAGTGATATGTAAATGTCCTTTTACGATTAAACTTCTTTATGACAGTACTGAGTACACTCAAAAACTGTCTTTGGGTATTGATGTTGGTTCATCACATATCGGCTCTGCCGTTGTTAATGAAAACGGTGATAGTGTTTATATGGCTGAAACAACAATCAAAAATGACATAAAAGATAAAATGGAACAAAGACAGATGTATAGGAGAAACAGACGTTCAAGAAAAACTCGTTATAGAAAAGCTAGGTTTCTGAATAGAAAGAATAGTACTAAAAAAGGTAGATTGCCACCTACTTTAATTAGTAAAATTCATTCTCATGTAAAGGAGATTGAATTTGTTAAATCTATTCTTCCAGTAACAGATAATGATCTAATTTTTGAAACAGCTAAATTCGATATGCATTTATTGAAAAATCCTAAATTGCATAATGAAAAATATAGACATTTTGGTTATCAAAAAGGTATACTTTATGGGTATGCTAATGCTCGTGAATACGTTTTAGAAAGAGATAATCATGAATGTCAAATATGCTGTAAAAAAGAAGGTTATAAACGTAAAAAGCATTTACGATTAGAAACACATCATATTGTTTATAGAAGTCGGGGTGGAAGTGACGATCCAGAGAATTTAATTACTGTATGTCCAGTATGCCATCCAAAAATACATGCTGGTAAAATAGCAATAGACCTTAAAGGAATGCCTTTTGGTGTTTTAAAGCATGATACACACATGAATATAATCTCAAAACGATTAGTTGACCGTTATCCTAACGCAATTGAAACATACGGTTATATAACTAAACAAAATCGGTTTGAAGCTAAATTGCCTAAACGACATTATATAGATGCATGTATAATAGCTAATGGCGGTCCTGATGTTAATTTTAAATCTGATATAGTATATATTAAAAGAACCATTACTAAAGGGGATTATAGACAGACTACTGGAAAACGGTCTGAAAAGCGACTTACTAAAGGTAAAGTATGTGGATTAAAACGTTATGATAAGGTTCAGTATAAAGGTAATATATACTTTATAAAAGGTATTGATAGTAAAGGTTATGCGGCTTTAATGGATATAAATAACAAAACAATAACGTTTCCTGATGCACCTAAAGGCGATAAAACACCTAAATTATCTAAAATAAAAAGGATAACTGCAAGAAACACATGTCTAATAGATATAGAAAAGGTTCACATTGTAAATACTCGTTAAAGGCACATGTAATTTTAGTTACTAAATACCGTAAGAAAATATTATATGATAAAATATCAGATGTTCTTAAACAGATTATATATAAAGTATCTGAATTAAAAGGGTATGATATAATAAGAATGGAAACTGACAAAGATCATATACATATTTTGATTGAGTATAATGCTAGTGATTCAATATCAAATATTGTTAAAATATTAAAGCAATATACTACATATATATTATGGAAATTGTATAATGATATATTACTAAAGTTCTATTGGAAAAGAAAAATTATATGGCCAGAAGGGTATTTTGCATGTAGTATAGGTCAAGTATCTCAATCAATAATTGAGAAGTATATAGAATCTCAAGGTTAATTTATTGCCTTGATCCCCACACCGTAAAGGTGTGGGGTTTTGTGGGGATTATAAATTTTTGTGCTTCTCTCAAAGAATTTAATACTGCTTTAGCCTCACCACCTATCAACCAACGTTCAAAGTCGGAAGTTCCTTTATATCCAAAATTTCTATATACCAAATTTGTTATTTCTTTTCTCATTTTATAAAAATGATGAAAAACTTCAAATTTACTTTCTTTTCTTTGCGATTTTAAAACACTCATAATATTTAGGCTCTGTTATACAATAGTGTTGACACTAAAGTTTAACAGTTTGTAAGCTCCGAATATTTAATTGATTAAAACTCATTCTTACGGGATTAGCCATATCCTCTACACCCAAATTTGCTGTTATACAGCATCTTAGG